TATTTCTTAATCAAACCACCAAATTTCTTTCTAAACATATCCCCTTCTATCTTTCCTTTCAAGGTCTCTTGTATAGTAAACAACTGAGACAGCTTTTTGTTACGGTTATCTATCATTTTTTCTGCAGTTTTTCTTGCTAATTTTGAAGAATCTCTATTTTCAGCTATATCCACAAACTTCTTAGTGCTTAAAGGCGTTGCTAATTCAGCAAGAGTTCTTCCACCAATCTTTAAAGTGTCACTAAACACTTTTGTTCCAACAGGTAAAATAGTTTTAATGCCACCATTTTCATGACTTGCACCATCAAACTGTTGAGTTTCTCCGTTAGGCTTTAGAACATTTTCCTGCTTTTCCAATTCACTTGGTTGCATTTCTGTTTGACCACCTTGAGCAAACATTTCTAAAACTTTATTTATAGGTATTTTTTTCATATTATTTCTTTGATTTACAAGCATTAGCTATTCTTCTTGATTTTACTTTACCGCCTTTTCTAAATGATTGTCCAGCCATATCTTTAGCTATCTTTCCATATTTATTATCTTCATATTCCTGAAGCATATTGTTAGCATCACCAATTTTCTTTGCTTCAAGAGCTTGATTATAACCTTTCTTAGAACCTATCAATGACATTGCGCCACCCAATACTCCACCTACAACTGCACCCCAAGGTGGAGCTATAGTTGCTCCTGCTGTTGCACCACTTGCTGCACCAGATAGTCCTGATAGTAAATAGTTAGGTTTTGTTACACCACCATACTCATATTTCTTAAGTCTTCGTGATGCTATTTTTATATCTTTTAACGATTTCATAGTATTGTTTATTATGCCACCATCTTTAAATGTAGGAGTACCTCTATTAATATATCCTTTAGGAACTTTCTTACCACCTATCATAGGATAACCTGCCGCTGTATATGGTTGAAAGTTAGATTTTTGAGCAGGTTCTACAGTAGCTTTATAGTTTTCATATACAGGAGGAATAGATTTATTAGTATCAAATCCTTTAGATTGAATTAAAGGTACTTTAGGAATTTCTTTTAGTTTAGGTGCAGTATTTGTTTTAGGTTGATATACTACTGGTTGAACTGGTTTTTTATAATTAGCTAATTTAACATCTCCAAAATCTATTAAATTTATAGGTTTGATCTTCTGAAATTTAATACTAGCATCATTAGAACTAATAGGTAAAAATCCTTTATTCTCCTTAGTTTGATATCTTATTAAGCCATCATTAGTTAAATTATACAAAGACAAACTATCCTGATAAGCTTTTAATCTTGGATCATTAGGGTCATTAACTACAATAGGCTTTATTTTACCTCCTTCACCATATTTAACTACAGGTTTAACTATTGGTGTACTTCCCCAAATATAACCTTTACTATCCTTAGTGTCAGGCATTTTAACTATATTAGCTTGTGGCGTTTTCACATCTTTATAGTTAGTAGCTTTGCCATCTTTTAAACCAGGAGCAGCATTAACTCTTGCAACATAATCATTATAATCTGCTTCATGTTTGATTCCTTTATATTTATAAATAGTTTCTTTATACCTATCTTCGGTATTTCTTGGAAACTTTTCAGAATTTAAAGTATGTCTATAATCATTTGTCAATTTAGCCATAGTAATTAAAGCACTTGTAGATGCGTCAAAGTTACTATCCATGAATTTATCTTGATTGATACCACGAGTACTTAAAAAATCTTTAGTTTTGGCATCTAAAGCATCATACTTAACACGACCTAAACCTGTACTTAATTGTGTCTCTGAAGAACTATCTCCTGTTAATCCTTTAATAGCTCGTGTAACATTTGGAAAATCACTCTTTAGTTTATATAGCGTACCATTTCCCCATTTAGTTTCTTGTGTTGGTATTCTATAAGCTAAATCAGCAAGTTTATCATATTCTTCATTAGAAATATTCCAATGAGACATTATCTCTTTTTTATGTGCTTGCAGACTTCTTACATAATCACCTTGAGTAGTTGTTCTATCATCGGGCATTTTAAGACTCTCTTTGTTATAGTCTTTATAAAATGGTGTGATTTGTGGATTAAGTATTGAAGGATCTACAGCGTTTAATTTGGCAGCAATATTATTTCTACGCTTTACTAAGCTATTAAAATCCTCACTATTAGGAGTAGGTTTGTAATGATAGAAGTCACCATTCTTTCCAAACCTTGAAGTAGGATAGGTTCTTTCTACTATTTCCCCATGTCCTGTATTCATTACTGCTTTAAAAGTTTTATCTTTTGGTTGTGATTCCGTTACTACAAAACTGTGAAAGGCTTTACCTTTATTATCATGTTGTTGTATATAATCTCCAGGTTCAACAACAGCATTAGAATCAACCTTTGCAAAACCTTCACTATCATGCGTTTGTTGAAATGCTGTGTTTTGTATGTACCTATTTTCTACTAAAGGTTTTCCAATTGTATTATTAGATGTCCAACCTGCACCTTTAAGTGGAGGCATTCCTACTTGCTTTCTTGCTCTATTAACAATATCTGTGGCTGTAAAAATACATTGACTTAATGGTACACCAGCATCTCTTAATTTAGATACTACTTTAGCATGAAATTCAGCGTCATAATAGTTTCCACTATTTAAAGCCCAATTCCTAACATTAGTAATTGCTGATTTATATTTATCAATATTTTTATAACCTTGATTTACACTATCTTGTACAGCTAAATATGCAGCATGTAACTCTTTAGTATTATTAGCTACAGGAGAACTAACCTTACCTCCATCACCGTATTTCTTTATTTTTATATTCTTTAAACTCTTTTTCATTATCTAAATGATTTTTCATATAAAGTTTTAACAGTATTTACTGTAAACTTATAATTATAAATATTATTGTAAATTAAATCTGCTATTATATACTTATCACGCATTCTTTCACCAAAAGATTTATTACCTGTTGATAAATTTGTTGATGAAAATATATTATCATTAGCTGTATTATAAATTACTCTGTTTCTTGGAATAGCTAAGTTCCAAGTTCTTTCTTTCCTTTTTCCTATTGTACTAAATAACTGATAATCAGTATTCTGATAATCATTATAAAACCTAACACTATCAAATGTATTATCAATAATATTTGGTGTGGTTATATTATCCTCATTAAATCCTGTATAAGTTTTAATATTACCATAATAATCTATCTGATTATCTACTGCCTCACTTGTTATCTCTAAGTTATTAAATATCTTAGTTTCTGTTGGGTAAGGATTTATAATAAACGATAACTTGCTTGGGTAAGTATTATCATAAAAGGTACAATATTCTCCGACATCGTGTAAGTATAAAATAGTATTGCTTGATTCTGGAGAGAAGACATTTTTTCTATCATTGATATATACGCTTGGCGTAAAACTGTAAAATCCTGTAAATTCATGACTATATTCACTATATGCTATTGTAAAACTTTTGTCGATATTTCTGATTATTCCATCATAGTAATCTAAAAAAGTAAACAATACCTCGTTAAACTTTTGGTTGTATGTTGCTGTAATCCCTTTTTTAATATAAGGATTATCACTATTTTTTATATGATTGTTTATGTTATAATTAAAGAATGCTGTCATTCCTAAATCACTTATAGGAGTAATATTATCAGAAAGTCTATATAATTTATTAGTCTTAACATCAAACCAATATAAAGAACTATCTGTTGCGCACATACCAAACTGATGTTTGCATCCTATGCTTGTACTTATGTAATCAAATCTTTGTAAGACACTTCCTGTACCAAGCGCCAATCCAACATTTATATTATTAGTATCATTTACTATTACTCTATCATTACTTGATATAATACCTATACCATCATCTTGAAAGAAATGTAACTTATCTCTGCTTCTTATAATATTGTTTATTGGACCAAATGTTCCATCAACATCTAAATAATCTGCAGACTTAAATATTGTCCAATTGTCTATTGCTTCTCCACTTATCTTTTGTTGAGATGCCCATACTCTATTGTCAAAAATATCATAAGTCTTATTTTCTAAGTAATTAAAAGGTTTATGAAAATACTTTACAATGTTATTCTCATTAGAATATCTCGGATTATAAATATAATCTTCTTTGTAATTTGCTGTATAATAATCGCCAGGACTTGTGCCACTCGCATCGTTTATTCCAAATTTATTATAATAATCACCACTCTTAAGTAAAGTATTAATAGAAGATTCTACAGGAATTGTATATACTACATGTTTATCCTCTGTGTCAATCTTTCCATTATTTCCGTTGTATGTCCATCCAAATAGTCTAGTATAATCCCACAATGTAACAACAGAATCTCCACCCCATACATCAACATTGTAAACTATATCAGTTGTACTATCTGTAACAGGTTGAAACTGTCCACAAGTAATATATTTGTTTAGAGTTTTAGCATAATATGTAGAACCACCATATTTATTACTGTTGGTTCTTGTGTAATCTGCTATCCATTTGTCATCAAAAAATCCACCACCAGCAGTTGGTATTCCATATCCAGAAGCTGTTGTTGCAGAAGTTAGTGTGTATAATGCTAATGTTTTACCACCTCTTCCTTGAAGATTTGAACCATCTGTAAACCAGTTCTTAACTGCTTGCGTAGGATGATTTGGAAAAGTTGCTGTATTATTATTTATATCAGCTGCTGGAAGTTTTATATAATCATCAATAGTTAAATCTACAAACGGTCCACCTGTCCATCTTTCTGTTGGAACATTTGAGTGCTCATAATATTTGCCATTCTTAAATTCTACAACATTAGATGCTCCGAGATTATATCCAAAAGGACCAGTTCTTCTTGCAGCTACTTGTGGAACTATTTTATCATTTGTTGAAACAACAGTTCCTTCTTTATAAACAAAGTCTGGAGAATTGAAAAATACAACATGTGGAATAAAACTATCATTTACATCTACTCCATAATTATTATAACCTCCAGGAGCAATTCCTGTCACTCCAGAACCAGCTCTAACCATACTTGGGTCAACAAGACCATGAGCAACAATAGTTTTATCTGCCTCTGTTCTCTCACATCTTACAATACTAAACCCACTTATTTTTCTTGAAATATCTGCTGGTATGTTTACTTCGAAGTTTAAACCAATATCTCTTGTATAACAATTATATGTTCCACCAGCTTGAAGTTTTGTAACACATAAAGGATATGTTACATATTGTGTAGGAAGAGATTCATTTGCAACATTCTTATCATACACGCCTGGTATTCTTATGTCATCTATCCATTTAACAAATCCAGGATTTCCAGATTTATCAAAAAACAATATACCAAATCTGTATATCTCGTTTCTCTTATATCCTTTATTTTGAACCTTGTAAGGAGATTTATAATTTGTAAAAGATTTAGTTGTAGCATCAGAACCAGATTGTACTCTATAAGTATTTATATCTACATCTGATAGTTTCTCATCTTCAATAAAAGAATATTTTATATTAGCACCTTCACCACCTAAAGTTAAAGAATTTTTTTGGTATTTAAAAGCTCTTGCGTCTTCTCCATCCCAACTATATACTGAAGCTGGACCATCATTATAAGGATTGATAATTTCATAACTATCTGCTACAGAAGGTATTGTGCTATAATTAGTTCCAGTGTTATCAAGAACATATGTTTTACCATTGTTTACATTAGCTGTATGTTTACAGAATCTAAATGCTTTAGCATCATACTCTAAATCAAATACTTTACTTTTAGTATTTGCTGCAAATAAGAAACTATTTTTTTGTTCTATAGACTTTGCTATTTCAAAACTATAATTCTTTTGTAAGAACTCATCAAGTGATATAATAACATCATTGTCAGGGCTCTGTCCTGTAAATATATACTCTACAGTATCTGTAACAGGTATTATTGCTCCTATATATATCTCAGGAACATCTGTTAAAGTTGCCCTGTAAAGTATTACTACTTCTATATATTGATAGTTTACGTCTAAGCCTGATATCTCCCATTTTAATTGCTTACCTGTTATAGAAGCATCATTTGTTCCATCATAAGTAAAATCTGCTGTCTGTGTAGTAAATTCATCAGAATCTGTTACAACATGTACAGGATCACTTGGTATAAAGAATGCAGTATTACTTCCTGTAAAATTAGAATATCTATAAGCAAGCTGATATATACCAACTTTACTTTGTCCACCTGTTTGTATAACTTCTTTAAGTTCAGGTATAGAGTATGTAATCTCAGGTTTTAAATCAAGATTATCAACAGGATAAGCAAAAGCATTATCATTTCCTACGTTCAGACTTCTAACATTATTAAAATTATCTGTCCAATATAAGCGTTGTATTTGGTCATTTTCATAGACACTTACAGTACCGCCTAATTCAGGAATAGGATGTGTATTTGTAAAATTTAAATAACTGTTGTATATTAAAGTAAGAGTTGGGCTTGTTGTTGACAATGGAATGGTGTTATCATAATCCAGTCTCCAAATTTGTCCTAAGCTTTCAGGATCTGCAGTTAAGCCTATACTAACACCTCCAGGATTTTCTGTGCTACAACTTGTAGTAAACAAATAAATAGAATCTCTTAATCTCTTCCATCCAATGAGTGTTAATCCACAATCATAATCAGATACTTTAGATATAATATCTTCTTCTATAAGTTCTCCGTTATAGTAAAAAGAACTAATTACAAAAGATGTTACACCTGTTGTATTTATAATTAAAATATAGGTATCATTGTAGAAAGATGTAAATCCTAAAGCTTGTAAAGAGTAATCTGAATTAAAAGCAAGCACAAACATTCTGCAAAATTCTTCAAGAGTTGAAGGTTTTCCAACGTTTAATACAAAGTTTGTGTATCCATCTATTGTAAATTCTACTTCTATGCTTGAGCCAGATAGAATAGCCAATATTGGATCAATTCTCCACACATCAGATACACATGGAATATTTACAGCAAACTCATTACCTTTGATGTTAACCATGGCACCAGTAGTTCCACCTTCATCTGTGATGGGTCTAAAGTTTAATATGTTAGTACAATACTCTGTATTAGGTTGAAGTTTTGATAAATCTTGCCTAAGACCTTTAAAAGAATTTAAATGTTCCATTTATTTTTTCCGTAATTATTGAATAGCTGCTTGTATCTGTTATAGTTTGGCATGATTCTAAGGTGCTCCCTTTTAATCATTTCCATTTGATGATAGTCTGGCATCTTAATAGCATTTTGTGCTTTACCTATTGCCCAGAAATATTCTCTTTCACTATGTTTATATAATTCATTCTTACCTCTATCAGAAGCATCTTTTCTAAACTCCAGATAATCAAGTTTCATTGTACAATATTTTGCAATAGCATCCTTGATTTCTTTAACATCTGGTATCATTGGAAAACCATTTTCATCAACTGGAAAAGCATCATATAATAATACAACACTTCCTGTTCTTTGATTAAACTTTATATAGTTTCCGTTCATTCTAAACTGTACACCACAACTTGTAAGATAAGCGTTTCCACCACTTACTGGTCCAAACTGATTACCAAAGCCATCAATGAAATGAGGGTCTGAAGAAATCATCTGCCATTGTGTTTGTGTATCTTGTGTATAACAAGGATTGCCTAAAAGGTCTATACCATCTCCTTGTGCAAGAACTGCAGGACAACCATCTACAATAGCCCATTTAAGTTTAACATAGTCTGATGGTAATTCTACTTGATAATTATCAAAATCTTCACCCTTATTGTCATACACTCTTGGTATATAAACTAATGGAAGTTTCATATCATCCAATACATCAAATATCCATTCACCAATATCATTATCTGATACGGATTGTTCTAATCCTAAATCACGATATAATTTTGAAACTATTGTATATCCGCTTATAAATTTTGTTGGACTCATTTTAATATATATTAAACCTATCGAAATATTCTATCTCTGGTTTTGTTTGTAATATTCCTGATAACTCTCTTGTTCTTTCTCTTATTGCCTTAAACGTATAATAACCTTTATTTATTACTTTTCCAACTTTAACCCAGGAGTACTTATATATCTGATTGTTTCTAGTCTCATTCATGTGAAATACTCTCTTCCCAAGTTCTTTTGTCTTTTTATAATCTAAAGGTATTATTCTATCTGAACCAAATCTCATAGGTCTTTTTAAAACAACTAATTGCCCAACACCATAAGGCAATTGGACATTCTCGGAGTTATATAAAACCTCTTGATTTATCTCATTGTATATTTGCTTATTAAGCTTCCTGAATGTTTTATAATCAACGTGTAGTTCAGGATCTACTATTCTTAAATAATATTGATACACATCTGTTAATGTGTAATGTGCTTTAAACTTTTTAGGAGACCTTCTTTTTATATCCATACCATTTTTTATATCCATCTTTCCCAGTCTTAATGTACCATATGATACCATCATCGTAAGTGGTAAGTTCATTAGTTAACCACTCCCAACCTTCCAATTTTCTAATTAGCTTCATTATTAGATTTTATATTGAAACTGTTATCTTCTTTAACATCACTTCCCTGTATTCCTTTTTTAAAGTAATCTATTACTATATCAGATAACGGTTTAATCATCCATTGACTTATGGGATATCTATTATCTACAGGACTACATTCTTCTGTGTATCCTTGAAAGTAAATAACTTCTTCTGGATTATCAAAGACTGCATCTATTGATACCTTTCTTAACAGTTTCTTATAGTTAACTATATATAAATATCTTTCTTTAAAGAATGCTATACCACCTCTATGTGGAACTCTTCCTGGATTTTTTACAATATCAGCAGCTCTTGCTAAATGGAATAAGTCAAATGTATCAGATAATACATCTACATTTCTTATACCAACAACAATGTCATCAAATTCAGTTTCAGCAAACTGTGGAATCTTTTGAACACTTCTATATATCTTACAGGTACTTGGAAGTTCTGGACACTCGCTTGAATCAACAAGTTCCATTTCAATGCAAGATAAAGTTTGTGTTATATTGTCAGATATTGAATTTCCTTTATTTAAATCCTGCCGTATAAGAAGAGCTCTTGTGTTATGTATTTTAAATTTAATATGATCATCCATTAATGGGTCATCGTCCATTAATGCAGGTAAAGTGCCTCCTCTTAAAGCACCTTTTATATCATATACTATATGGTTTAATGTTGTCATTTTATGTTTTATTATAAACGACAAAAAGGACGCTTGGTTAAAGCATCCCTTTTATCTATTTAACTATTATCAAGAGTCATTATTCATCACCTTTTTTAAGTGTTATTGTAAAATACTTTCCACAATCTTGACACTGTAATCTTTGTTTCTTAATACCTGTTGCAGTTATTCTCTGTCCATTTGATACAGAATGTGTACCTCCACATTCAGGACATGAGTGATTACTTTTACCAAGAGCAACTCCTCTGTGTGTAGTATGCCCAACATAGTTGTTTATTTTATTAAAAACCTTCTCAAGTATAACTACATCATTCTTACAATAATTTACCATTTTTTCAAGTGATTCTTTATTGTTATTCAGAACTATCTCTTTCCACAAATCGAAACCACCTGTTTCTGTTTTCTTACCTACACCTAAATATTTAGCAATATAATCTAATCTGTTGCTGTTTAGTCTAAATACTTTTCTTGCAAGTTTTAATGTATCTATTGAAGTGTAATCTGGATACATTTGTATATTGTGATATAAACACCTGCCTCTTAACCATTTTGTATCAAACTGGTCACAATTATGCATTGGGTACCCTGCTCCAAAAAATGTTTTAGTAGTTGTTGAGAAAACAGCAACCTCTTTTTGTCCAACATCTTCTATCTTTATAACGGTAGCTGTTTGTAAATTTTTACCTTTTAACATACCCAAATTATCCCAATTAATTTTTTCTATAAATCTTGATATATCATATTTTCCTATTATTTCAAGAATTTTAAATTTACCACCATTTATTCCAGTATATAAACAATCACCTTTGCCTATTCCAGTATTTTTTGGTTTTCTTAAAGAACTTATATCCAATTTTAAGGTTTTGCAAACTTCTAATGCTTTATTCCATGTAACACCAGGTCTTTGGCAAAAATCAATACTTAATCCAGCTTCATTATCTTTAAACCCTTTTAATGTTCCTTCTCCAGATATAAACCCAGATAACCATCCTCCATCATACGATGTATCTTTCGTCCACGGTGTAAAATATTTTGTTACTCTATCTCCTATTTTAAGCATAGAAGAACTTCTCCATCTATTGTTATTATCTTTATTTCCAAGACTTAACCAATAATGGTCTTTTGTTGTTATAACAGAATCTCCATTATTAAATGTAATTTTAACACAATCTGCAAATTTTGTTTGAAAATTTGTAACCTCTGAATTCTTTAGTTTCCTAACACCTTCTCCGTTCCATTTACCAGATGTATCTCTGCAGGGTTTTCCAGGAGCAACTCCTTCTTCAAACCCAGCAAGTTTTGCTCCAACAGAAAGACTTCCAGCAGGAACCCATTTTAAATCATGTGTTAATATTGGAGTATTTATTTCTACGCAATTATGTCCTACTATTTCATCTGCTGAATTTAAAACTTTAGTAAATGTTTCAAGCATTTGCTTGTCATCACCTTTATTCCAAGTTAAAGAGAAAACTGTATCATCCCCTTCCCATTTGTAACAGATGCATATTACAGCTCTTTCATGTACAAGATTGTCATGTGTAAGACTTATTTTTCTTCCAACATTCCAGCTATATACTAAATTTGGGCTTGTTTCTATGTCAAAGAATAATCTTTTGAATCCTGCAGGTTTAGCTGCATACTGATTAATACTTTCTTCTTTTACTTTTTTAAGAACTTCTTCTGCAATCCAAGGACTTATTTTAAATCTTTGCGATAAATAAAACGGAGATTTCTTTAAATATCCCGCATGAGTTTCTAAAAACTCCCTTAATTCTCTCTTTTCCATACTCTCTTGATAATTTATGTTATACTATATAAACAAGTATCTACCTTATTTGTTACAGTAAAACACAAATTATCGTAGAAATTAGAGTTTAATATTATACGTTTGCTTGTTTTAATTTTCCGAAATATCCTTCCCAAACTCTTGCTTGTTCTGCGCCACCTCCTGGTAGTGTACCGTTTGCTAAAACTTGAGTTCTTTGTACTCTTGTAGTAGTGTCACCGTTTACATATTGAACAGGTGTGAAATTAGGAACTGAATAACCACTAGTAGTCACCCAATTTATTGGATCTTTTATAGTGTTATTGTTTGCAGAAACATTATTAAAGAACCAAAAACTTGTAGCGTCTGGATTTCCTCTATGAGCATATTTTTGACCTACTTGAACATAAGATATATTGCTTATATAATAATGAACATCTACTGATGGATTTGATTCAACTATAACTGTATTAGGTGCACCGCTTTCAAAATAATCAATATATATGTGGTGTAATCTTTCGTTATAAAGGAATGTAGAGCCAGCTTTTGCCTCCCAGTGAACATTACTCACTTTGAATGCATTAGCTGTACTTCCTGAATATTTAATTTCAATACCATACTTAAATGGTCCTTCAAATATCACACCATTCATTTCAACATTGTTACAATTTTCTACGATGTAGCCTCTTGCTATTGTAGAACCAGTAGGTGGTGTAACTTTACAGTTTGAAACTGTAGTTTGATTACTTTGTGAATCATTTACTCCGTTAGAATAACCTATGTAATAACCACATGTTTTATTGTGTTGTGCAAAACATCTTTCTATTATATTGTTTATAACAAATCCTAACCATAAACCGTAGTCGCATCCTTTAAAATGACAACCTTCTATTAAGTTACTAGTGCCACCATATAACTTTAAACAATAGCTTACTCCAGCTCCTGTAGCGCCAATACCATCAAATGTAAAATCTCTAATTGTTAGATTTCTATCAGCTTGTCCTTGTTCATTGTCTGCTGCAGATGATATTTCAGATTGGAATAAAGCAAAGTTTTGTGTTGTTAAAGGTCTGATTCTTGCACCGTTACCGTTTAATACAAATCTAACCATTCTTCCAGGAGAATTACTAGGCATAGTTCCAGGGAATCTTGGCATTGTACATGCTTTATTTAAAAAGTAGTCTCTTCCTGAAAAATTACATGTCTTTATATCAGAATTTATACTATTTGAAACAGCAAACATTGCGTTAAACATAGCCTGAATAGCTGTTGCATCTGCCGTATCAGCAGTTACTGTTACTGATAAACCTGGATAAACTAATGTAGCATCTGCTTGTGTCCAACCTTGAGCTGACATTGTTCCTTGAAAACTGGATGCACCAAACATTTCTGGTGTGTAAGGAATACCTTGTAAGTATTCTTGTCTAACCCAATATCCATCTGTTAATCCAATTGGTTTTACTATAATACCAGGAATTTCAGTAATAGTTGAGTTGTTACCTTTTTGCCATATGAACCATCCACCACCATTTGCTGATGAAGAATGAAATCTGCTAATCATGTGATTAGCTTTAGTTGTGCTTCTTTTTAAATCAAGAAGCGTTTGATAATGAGCCATTATTTTTTATTTTATTAATTTAAGCGTCTAATTGAACTGTATGTACTATGCTGCATCCTTTAGAATCAAATGCTTTTACTTTATAAGTATTACCAGGAGTTAAACCTGTTGCTGTTGCCGTTGTTTGATAAGGATTAGTATTCCATATGAATGTATATGGTGGTACTCCTCCACCTGCTACTGCTAATAATGAAGTAGCTGACATAGGCATTGCAAACAACGTTACCTGTGGATTAGTTGTTATTGAAAATGTTATTTCAGCAGTTGTCTCAAAATCATCTGTTACTGTACATGTATATGAACCTGCACACAGATTAGTTCTTGAAGCTCCTATTCCACCGTCATTCCATGCAAAGGTGTATGGAGCTACCCCACCACTTGCTGTTACTGTTGCCTTTCCTTTGCATATATTAGCACAGGAGGCATTTGTTTTATTTACTGTTAATGTTATTGCCATTTAATTAAATTTTTAAAGCGTTAATTCCATATGTTGTTCCATCTATTACTACTGTTATTATTGAATCTTCTGAACCTAATGTTCCACCACCATTATTTCCACTTTTCAAATCCCATTTATTGCCTGAAACTGTTGTTATACCTTCTCCTTTAAATATTTGAAATTCTGTTGTTCCGTCAAATTTAAAATCATAAGATAATATAGGATTTGCATAATCAACTGTATCAAAAGTAAAATCCGTTCCTGTGTTATTAATAATACATTGATTATTATCTATTTCAGCAATATCTCCTATTTCACTACCATTGGTCCATGTAGTAGGAGTAGTTCCTGTTGCTATAAATATACAATTATCTGTGTTAATAGTACCAACTTGTACATCAGCAATATTTGTAAAATCGTCACCAATTACATGATTGATTATTTTATAAGATCCTCCTACAACAAAAGTAAATGGTATAGTAGTACTATTAACAAAATCTGTTGCGAAAGAAGAAAATCTTAGAAAATTAGAACCTTCTACATCTTCATAATCAGGAATAGTATGATTAGATATTTGTATGTCGCCAAATACACTAAATAAACCAATAGAACGAGCGACATAGTTATTCACCCATTTATCACTGAGTATATTAGCATCTAATCCCGCACAATTACTTGTGTTTTTAAATCTTGCCGAAGTATATGTGTCAGGAACTGACGGAACTGATACACCCTTATTCGTAGTACTAGCAATTAGAAGAAATGGATAATTAGAAAGATCATTAAAAGAATAAATACCGCCAAGTTGTCCATAATTACGCAGTTCAGAACCTACAAGATCATACTGATATCTTATTCCATTTGTGTCATATCCAGTTACACCACTGGCAGAATTTCTCATAAATTCTATATAAGCTACAGATTCAGATGTTATAAACGATATGTAAGAATTCTCTGTACCAAAAAATCTAATGTCAGTATATGTATCAGACGCATCAAACACTGGAGAATCCTCTATATTAGTGCCCAAACCATCAAATTTTGCTAAATAACCAGGAGTACCATTTATCTCTAAAGCAGGGTCTGCCCAATTTATCAAACCATTACTTAATGTCAAAATTTGACCATTATCTCCAGGTGGTAAATAAGCTCCTTCGTTATTATCAAGTGTTATTAAAACACTCCAAGGATTCATAGATTTCTCTAACTGTTTTCCTATTTTTAATCTTTCCGACATTTTATTTAAAGTGTTTAAAATATTCTATTAATCCTGTTAAACCTAAGAAACCAAGTAGAGAAATAACACCAGCCATCATATCTCGTGATGTTTCAAGTTTGTTAACTCTTTCTTCAATCTTATTTTCTTCAATAATAATTGTTTTTATTTTCTCATTTGTGTGAACAGCAGTTGTTTCTATTCGTGCAAGAGATTCTCTTATAGAAGCGAAATCATCTTTTGATGTTTTTATGTGTTCTATTAGTAGTGGAAATATTTCTGTTGTGGAAACATCTGGTTTTGTAGTCATGTTTGTATTGTTTTACTATATATATATTATTGAACTGATGAATATGCATATTCTCCTGACGCAGAAGAAGGAACATCTTCTACTTTATAATAAATGGTATATAGTTGTTCAGCTATATTATTTAAACTACCCAATTGATTAATGGATGATGGATAGCCTGGATTAGTAATTAGTGAGATGCCTTCGCCATAATTTAATACGATATTTTTATTTAACTTAGAGATTTTATTAACAGGATTTGGCATAGTTGCTACATAGTCAGGGTCACAGGCAATTGATGCTGCATAGTTCCCATATAAATCTTTGTGTTTATACTCTACTTTGGCGTACATTCCTGTTATGATATTAGCAGGTAGCGCATCTCCAAAATCTATTGCAGAGTATAATGGAGTACCTGTAGCAAATATTTTCATTATGGCATAGTTATGTGCAAACTGACCAACCATATTATTAGTTTGAAGACCTGAATCATCTGCTGACTTTACATAAAAAGACATTACTTTAATAACTATACTACTACCACTATCATTATTTATAGAAAATAATATTTTACCAAAAGCCCTTCGTAGATAAAATGAGTTACATAATGAGTATTGCTTATTGTCTATACTAATAATTACCTCTGCATGAAATGATGGATTCATAGCACCCGTTAATGCTGGATTAATAAATCTAAATACGAAAGATTCATTTGGGTTTAATGTAAATGCTTGTGTAGTATTATCTTTACTTTTTAAACCTTGTAGCGACCTATTGTATGTTTTATACAGAGCAGCTCCCCAAAAATTAACATTTCCACTTTTTACAAATTTTAGTACAGTGTTACCTACTGCCTCATCAGAATTATACTTTCTTATTGATATTCCAACAGGTACACTATTCGCACTATCCAAAGGCACTAACTTAGATGTAATATCTATACCCGATGTTATAGTATTTGAATTTATACAAAAATCAAAATCAAATGTAGAACTTAATTGATAACCCGCTAAATTAGTAACATTTACTTGAGATTCTATCTTAGTCACAGTTACTTTTTTAGTACTATTATTATTAAATAGTATAATAGAACCTAAACATTTACCATAATCTGCTTTAGTAAACGGTAAAGTGGCTTCTGTCTGAGCAGCTCTTAGTATATCATTAGGCTCTCTTTCGTAATTTGCGTTTGGAGATGTCACAGTTTGCGCACATAAAAAATTATGCGTTACAAGACCGCTTGGTAACATATAATCTATACAATCTGATAATAAGATATGGTTAGTAGTTGCCATTATTCTTTTGTAAATTCTATCCAGATGTCAACAAGACCAGCAGCTCCTGTGTTATTTAAGACGTGTACTAATTCATTTTGTCTAAGTGTCAACGGTTGTACATTAGTACTCTCACCATACCCCGCATCCCATATAATATTTAATGGAACAAAACATTGTAATTCATCATTTGATGCCGTTGATATTGAAGGTTCATCACTTGACCAAAATATTTTTCTTAAATTGTAACCTGTTCCACCACCAACAGTGCCATTATATACATAAGTTCCTGTAGTTGGTAAAGTATTAGTACTGTCATGCTTTGCAAGAGTAATTGCAGTACCTCCTGTACAAGTAGCGGTTGCGCTTCTGTAAACTAAATCCATTTGAGTAATGACTCCTGTTACAGCAGATGTTTGTGTATTAAGTAATCCTACACGCCATATTTTAAATATTTCTGTTGCATGTCCATTGAGTATTGCACTCATTGATTTAGCTGCTGCAAATGTTACACCAGCAGCATAGTATGTAAATGTTTCTAATGCCATTATGTTTTGTTTTTAAATTAAAATTGTTTCTTTAGTTGATGAATATAAGATTTGTTTAATTCCTTGTTTTAGTAGTATATCATAAGCTTTTTCCATCATCTCTCTTTTGTCACTTTTTGGTAAAGATAATATTCTATCTTTCTCAACACTTAAAACATATTTTTGTATATTAAGCATTTGTTGTTGTGGCAAAGACTTTGGAACTACTACTTCCCATTGATTACGTTCTTTATTAAATATTACTGATAAACTTCCTTTCATATTATTACCAATTTAGTTCTTGTTTAAGTATTCTTAAATTATCAGTTAAATTATTCCAATCTTCTGTCATTTTATCCAAAAGTTCTCTCAATCTAACAACTTTTTCATCATCATTTAAAGCTGTTACAACAGTAGCATGTAAACTATCAGGATTTAATCTTGTTCTTATGTTAGTTATGATACCGCCAACCTCAGTGTAATCTTCATTCCACTGTTGGTAATACCATCGTACAAATTGTTTTTTATCATTTAAGTCTGTCATTTTGTATAAAATAATTCAACTTTAATTTTTGTTGCAGAGCCCTGTGTTATAGAATCTATGTTAAAACCAATTACATCACCACTCGTAACAGATGTTGTCCATGTAGTTAAAGTTAAGTCTTCATTTTTTACAGCACTGCTTAAAGTAGGCAATTCACTTCCCGCTATACTATCGGTGTTTGTTGGTGGAAAATTACTGTATGTATCTTTCCAAACATCTACAACAATACTACAACTTGCATCTGAAGTTATTCTCCATCCTGTTATAGTGCAATTAAAATTTACAGAAGTGTAACTTTTAACTCCAGTTGTTATTGATGTGCCACCAACTTCTAACATTATTGAACCTGTTGATGATGATGAAACGCTTGAATCTGTAATTAATCTCATTTTATGAATATTGAACATCAAACCAACAATCTGCACTACCTATAGTCTTTGTTGGTCCTGTTGATGAATTACATATTGTTATTCCTGTACTAAAATATCTTCCAAATTTATCAGCACTGTAACTGAAGTTACTTGATGCCTGTACATAAAATATTACAACAGGAACTGCTCCATCAGCAGGTAAACTTGTTGTATTATGTATTTGTATAAATTGTCCTGATAAACTACTATTATATCCTGTTATTGAAAATAGTACTCCTGCTGACGCTTTAACCACTCTGTTTGTCTCATATGCAACACTTGTAGAGTTGCTTGGAGCATAAGTAGATGTCGCATCAGGAGTTTCTTTGTTTGCTATATTTAAAGGAGTAGTTAGATTAGGTTGATCAGTAGCTATTACTACTCTTTGTGTACCTGCTGATTTATTACCACTATTAGTATCAATATTAGTTCCACCAACTTGTGTGATATTAAAACCTGCGCCACTAACAGCATTATCTATAAGTTGTACTGCTGTTCTTACATCATTTAAGTATGTTACTAATGTTGCAAGATTACCACCTGTTTCTAATGCAATATTTGGTGTTGCTCCGTTTATTTGTGATATGTTAAAACCTGCACCACTAATAGCATCATCTATTAATTGTACAGCTACTTTAATTGCTGACAAATGTGACGATTGCATTGAAGATTCAGCAGCAATATTACCAAGTTGTACAAGTGAAGCAGCACTATTATCTTCTGTAACAAGTCCTCTTGCTCCAGATATAAAATTATCAATTATCTCAACAGCAGTTTTAACTGATTGTAAAGTAGCTTCTAATGCTAATGCAGATGTATTAAGATCAGTTCCAGCATTAGCTGTTATTGTACCATCAACTGTTAAACTACCAGCATTATCATCTACATGAACCACGTTAGTTATTGTACCAACGGTAGTTACCCCTGTTAATGTATCAGCAGGTTTTAGTCTTGTTGATAATGCAACATCTAAATTACTTGTATCAGCATCAATAGTAGTAAGTAATGCAGTTTGAGCATCCTGTTTAGCTGCTGTAGCATCTCCAGCTCCTGTTACAGCCACAGTTCCATCTACTGTAATTGAACCACCTCCATCATCTATAGTGATAGAATTACCACCATCTTGAATATTAACAGCACTTGCTCCAGCAGCATTATTTACAGTAACATCACCAATGTCAACACCAGGTTGAGTCTGTAATGCTGCTGTAGCTGCACCTGTTGGTAATGGTAATGACGCTACAGATACTGGTTGAGTTTCTGTTAAATCTGCTTTTAATTGCAATTCTGCTAAAAGTAAATCTTGCTTTGCAGAAGTTGCTATACCTATTGTGTTTGCAGTTATATCTACATTTTGAGTTCCAGAAGGAGTAGTGGTAACAGTACCATCTATTGTTATACTTCCACCACCATCATCTATTGTTAGGGAACTTGCATTGTCATCAACATGGACTACATTAGTTATAGTTCCAACTGTGGTAACTCCTGTTAAAGTATCTGCTGGCTTTAACCTGGTTGATAAAGCTACATCAAGATTAGTTGCACTTATTGGTACAGGAGTAGCTCTTAATTCAGCATCTGTTAATCCACCAGATGAGCCTATATCAACTATAATCATAAGCTCGTCTGTATTAGACATAGCTGCTGTATTATAAGTTAATGTAAGCACATTAGCTGCTAAAGTGCCACCTAATGCATTATTGTTAAATTGATAAATAATAATATTATCAACAACATTGGTTATAAGTTTTATCTGCTGTATTTCAATAACACCAGCTAAAGAACCACCAGCAAAACTTATAGTTTGTGCTGCCGCATTAAATGTATAATCTGCTTGTACTACTACCATCTTTTAAAGGGCTGCTGCCATTGCTATTATAAATGAGTCTATATCTCTCCAATATGTATTATAATCTGTTCCATCAACTTTAGTTAATACTTCTTCAGCATTACCACCAATTGGAACACCTGCTCCTGTTGCTCCAGTAGCTCCTGTAGGACCAATTCCCTTAAAAGAACCTCCTGAATTTGTTGTTTTCCAACCATGCTCATTTGTATATTCAAGATTGTCGCCTACATCAAGAAGAGCTCTATATAAGAGTTTTCTTGTGCCATTTATATTATAATAAATGGATATATAAACAACATCTAAATCTATATTAACAATATTAATCGAATCAGCTTCTCTTATTACAGATTGACCAGGTGGATTAAGTATTGTTACATAATTATCATCATTTGTTGTTGAAAATTGACTATATGCATTTTTTTGAGTACTTTCTAAGTCAGTATAAAAAACAGATACATCCAACTGATTAGTATCAACTGGATTATCTAATACAACTTCAAGTTTCTCAATATTGCTTTTAAGCCTGTACATCTTTTGTTGTTTCTTTACTTTTTATATTATGTTCGGCTATTTGTCTTTGTAAACTAACTAATATATTAAAAACTTCTTTTGCTTTTAATTCTCCTAAGCCAAGCATTACTAATTTAACTTCTTGTTCTGATAATTCTAATTTCATTATTTATAATATTTTACGGTTACTCCTTCTCCACCTTGTCCACCACTTGATACAGCAAAATCTTCTGCAAACGTAATTGTCTTAGTTGCAGCATCTATTGTGTATTCATCAAATGAATCAATTCTTTGTCCATTTCTGAATACCCAAACATCTGTATTATCACAGATGTCATATGTTAATATAATAGTGTTTCCACTAACTAAATTATTAAATTCTTCTTCGTATAATTCACAATCCATTGTAATTCCTGGTATATCTTCTGTTCTTAAATTACTACCACAGTTACAGCAACCGCATATTTGATTAACCTGCTCTGCAATTAAATCAACTTCATCTTCTGTAAAACAGTTTAAATCTGATTCAGAATCATATCCTTCAATTGCACAAAATGCAAATTCAAGATATCTAAGTTTTCTATATTGTTTTGTTGTATCTCTTCCTACAATCTCAGCTTGCACCATTTGATAGGCTAAATCACCTATACAGCATCTAAGATTATATAAAAAGTTTAATTGATTAGACAGTGCCATAACTTCCAGTTAAAAATAATTCATCACAATTTGTTGGTATAATATCACATCTTAAATAAATAGTACCATCAGAATTTATTTCAACAGGAACAATATTAGCACCTTTTGTACTTATAGCAAAAATCATTTTAGTATTTTGTGGTCTAAAATTTGTTGCAATTTTGTTTGCTGCGCCTCTGATAGCTAAACTATCTGATGTTATTACATCTGGAGTATATTTAATAACTCCTTCAAATCTTACACTTTTACCCTCTTTTCTATATTTCGCAACAGGTGTTCCAGAAGTAAAAGAACTTGCTCCAGATATTAAAGTTTGCCAACCTCCAGCATTCCATGTACCTGTACTCATACAATACACATTATCCCATGCTCCAGAAACATATTGATAAAAACATCCATTGGTTGTTTCTAAATATAAACTTCCTTCTTCTGGAGTACTTATTGGAGCATCTGGTCCATAAGTAAATGTAAAATTAGTACCATCAGCACCATCAGCACCTGCTGGACCTTGTATTCCTTGTGGACCAACAATTTGACCTGCATCAAACCAAGCTGCTCCATCCCAGATATAAAGGTTACCATCTTCTTCTACAATGTATCCATCACCAACAGAGCCTCCATATAACGGATCTAAATCTGCAATGAGGGCTAGACTACCAACAATAACTACACTCGTTCCTGGTGCTCCTTGAGCCCCTTCTGGACCAGTTGCGCCAGTAGCGCCAGTAGCTCCAGTGTCACCTTTTAAAGCTGAAATAGCTATTAAGTTTGTCCAAGAAACATCTGTTACTACTTTCCATTGTATATATCCACCAAATGACCTAAATTCTACAGTTTCACCTGGTATTCCCTGTGGACCCGCAGGACCTGTTAGCCCAGTTGTGCCTATTAACACTTCTTCATTTTGACAATCTAAACACGGCATTGTATATAAGTTTAAGGATAAATTTCTATTTTAAATGGAACTGCACCTTGCAGTATATCATCAGCAAGTGTTCCTGTAGAATCAAATGTGTGAATGCTTAGAGTATCAGTTCCTGACCACTCTACTACTACAAAACCTAATGTAGGTCCTGGAGGTGTAATATAAAATACTGTTTTAAGCTGATCTGCTGGAACGGGCATAGTAACCTCATATTCTCCAACTCCCATGTAAGCCCACGATAAACTGCCACCTAATGTATTAAGCAATGGTAAATCTGCTGGTGCTGCAACTCCAGATTGTTGTATAAAACCTTCCCATTTAAGAGTATAGTTTAAACCAAGAGTATTTCCAGCAATCCATTGTGCTGTTCCTCCATTTGAAAACCATATGTCTCCATCGTTTCCTGCTGCAAAAACAAACATATTTCCACCATCATCATATAGTAAATCTTGAAATGATGTTGCTAAAGTATCTTGCAAAATCTCTAAAGGAATGCTCTGTATTTCTAAAACACCAGCGTTTATGCCAATATTTCCACCTGTTAACGTTGGATCATTGGTTATTACATCAACAATGTTATCTTCTATAATTGTTACAATATCTGCATCTTTTATAGTAAATGTATCTAAGCCAACATCATAATCAAAGTTTACTAAAGCTGTTTGCAAATAAGCTTTAGTGGCATCTAATATAACATCAGTTTGGTCTTGCACATATAAACCAGTTGGAAGAATAGTTAGTATATTATCACCTTCATCTGCATCTATTCTAACATTTGCTGTTATATCATGGTCAGAAGTTCCAGACAATGCCCAACTAATACTATATGTATCATTTGCTGTAATAGGTGTTTCTACAAAAGGATCTGGACATTCTGGACAACAGATGTTAGTCCATCCGTTAGTAAAACTTCCAGCTACCAATGTTCCAGATAAGTCTTCATCAGATGTTAGAAAAGAAATCCAACATCTTCCATCTTGTACTAAAGCAAAATTACTACCTATATCATCATCAGCAAAGCCAATATATATATAGTAAGATTTACCTGTTTCTCCAAGATAGGTAGGTAAAGAACCATCGTTACAATCTAAACATGCCATAATTAACTACAGTTTGAACAGTTTCTAAATTGGTCTAAGTTGTCTATTTTATCTAAAATTTCAGCAGCTTTGTTTGGCATGTTACAATTTGCAGCAAATCTTGCCGCAGTTAAATAACTTTGAGCTTCAGTTGCTAATTCTATTTTTTCTTTTGCACAAGAATCACATGCGTTAACTAAAGATGTTGCTTCATCCCACATCTGGTTAACAACACATTCATGCTGACACATAAGGTATTTTACCTTTGATGCAGTATAAGTGTAAGTTGTTACGCCATCATTAGCATCAAGTAATACTATTACAGAATAAAAGGTGTATAAACCATCTTCAAATCCGCTTGTTGCCATATTTAACATGGATGGAGTAATTTCTAAATACTCGGCACCATACATAAACCAAAAACCAGAATTGCTTGTTAAAGCATACACATCAAAATCTGTAGTTGTACCAGATGGTGAAGTTACAGATAAACTTAGTGATTGAATATTTGATACATTCGTCATAGGTGCTCCAAATCCTGTTGTGCTACCATTAACTCCAAATATTCCTGATGTACACCATAATTGTAACGTATTACAATTTATAGCTTCAGAGGTGTCTATTTTATATACAAAGTCTGCCATGTTAATGAAAAAGGGTACACTTATTAAATGTACCCTTGTATTTTTATAAGTGTTTTGTTACTATTATTATAGGGTAATATTAAGAAACATATTCAACATATATATCCATTGCACCTGCTGTTAGAGCTACTCCACCAACAGTAACAGTAAGCTCACGTTGAGCAGTTGTTAATATTAAAGAAGCCGCTTCAGCAGCCGCCATTGCAATAGCTGTTAAAGCATTACCGTCAAGAGCATAACGACTTGGTAAGCAAGCACGAACTCCTGCATCCCACACATCACCAGCTGCTGATATAGCAATAGCTGCTTTTAAATCACCTGCACTTTGAAGTGTTAATGCTATAGTACCAGCATCCGATACACCATCTGTAAAAGTTGTTCTTACACGATAAAATACATTTGTTACAATAGCACCAGAAGGTATATATACCCCAGTACCATGTGATGCCACAGTTGTATTAGCTACATTTGTACTATCAACTCCAGCAGTATCAAATGTTGCTTTAACTATTTTTTTTGTAAATAATTGATTTGCCATTTTATTATTTTTATTTTATTTTATTATTTTGATTAATTTATATGAAGGGAGAAGTTTCCCTCTCCCATTATATTATACTGAAATAGCATTAAAATTATTACCACATGATTGTATCCAAGGATTCAAAGAACCTAAGATGTTTGCAGTTTGAGCAGCGCCATCTACAATACATAAGTAAAGTAATTGTTTTGCTGGTTTAGTTCCACTTACTGGACGTGAGTCTGAAGTATCTTGGAACTCAATTGCAATTATATCATAGTTAGAACCAGATGTAGCATCTGTTCTTCCTGAATCTTTTGGTAAAGCTAAACCTTGCATTAATGCACCTTCTGAAATATAAGAGAAACGTTCAAGTTCTGCAACTTGCTCATAAACTCCACTACCTTTAGAAGCTTCTGTTGATCTTGTCAAAGTTGTGGTTCCAAAAGCAGAGTTTGTCTGCACATCAAAACGTGACTTATCATAATCAAAGAATCCTAAAGACCATTTAAATGCAATACCTGTTAATTTAACACCCATATCGCCAGAAATCAAGTTAGCACTTGTCATATGATAACAAGTAGCTGTACCAGTTGTTCCTTGATAAGGCATTGTTAATGTTACATTGTTTCCACTTATAGAAGCTATTCTATAAACAGGAACAGTTGCAGCATTAGATGCACCAATTCTAATCCAGTCACCTACTGCAGCAGGAACCGCTACAACATTTGGAACCGTAATAACGGCAGAACCATTTGTAACAGTTACACCAGCATCATTTGCTCCAGAAGTAGTAGAACTTGCTAAAACTTCTGCTTTATAAAAACGAGTTTTCTCCGAATTAACTTGCATAGCAATTGAATCAGCAGCGCCATAGTCTGTTGCTAAAGCTGCAGTTGATGCATATTGATAAATGCGCTGTAGTTTATGAGATACAAAAACACCGTTAGTTGTTCTTGGAGTTACATAAACAAAACCTGGAGTAGTAGAATCAATTCCTGATACTACAATACTTCCTGATGTTCCGTTAAAACCAATACACGATACTTGTTCATTAGCTGCAGAATATGATTTTGCGGTTACAGACAATAAGTCTTTACCAAATATTCTTGCAGATTTTACAACAGTTTGCCCATCGGCTGCTGTTGCACCACGACCTTGAGCAATCTGAATCCAATCAGAGTCTGCTATGGTCTTACCAGGAGTTAATTCTACTCCTGTATTGTCCAATACTAAGATCTCACCATTCGCCAAAAAGGTTGTCGAGTTTGAGCTATCATAGGCTTGGGCATTTGCTAATCTTGATACGGATTTACCTATCAAGACATTGATTATATTATCACTTTTAAAAACTGATGCCATTTTCTATTTTTTGTTTTATTTTATTTATTCTATTATTTTTGTTTCTACAGACTTAGTCTGATATCTATTTGACATTATTGCTTCAAGAGCCATCTTCACAGCTATTGCAACTATTTCTCTATGCGTTGGTTCATCTAATTCTATCGAAGCAGCGCCTGCTAATCCAACTGGAGTTCTTAATTGTGCCATGTCAATTTTATCAGGATTTTTTATATAACGCAATCTATAAGATTGTGGTGTAATATCATTATATAATAACTCATGTTTTCCTTGATACGCAAGTCTTAAAACTCTTTCTCTGTTCGGAGCTGTGAATGGGTTTTTTATACGCCTATTATACATTCCGTGTTTTATTGGAATAACTTCTACTTCTTTAGATGAACGAACTACACCGTTTAAACATTGTGCTTTTACTGTTTCTTGGATTGCATGTCTATAGTCTGTTGGCAAATCAACAAATACTGCATTTGTTAAGTTGTCTGAATTTGAAGTAAAAGATGTTGTACTATAAGTTTTTATCAAACCTTTTAAATCATCTATCCTTTTTTGTGTTTCTTCAAACCCTGTTCTATGTTCATTTAGTCCAGAGATTCTTGTCTCAATAAATTGCTCATATGCATCTTGTAAAAATATATCTACTTCTTCTGGCAAAATGTTTGCAGAATTTGCTGAGTCAATCTTATCAAGACCAACTTTAAATTCTATATGCATTCTGTCAATTGTCATATTATAGTTTTACTTTAACGTTTTCTGTAGCTTCTAATTTTGTTTTTAAGTTCAAGAGAATTTCACTGTTAGCGGGATCTCTTAAGAAATCTATTGTTTCTAAAATACTTGTACCGAGTGTTTTGTCATCACCTGTTATCTTGTAACCTTGTCCGACCACTGAAAGAATTCTTTTTTGTGCACATTTTCTTACAAATACATGCATTCTGTAATTCTCCAAATCTTCAGTAATGGTTATGAATCTATCTGGGTTTTCCATTATCTCCTTATCAAAAGCTGATTGTACGAAATCTATATTGCTAGACTTACCAACACCTTTTGAGATTACCATTAAGTAATCAACCATATCTTTGATTGTAAACTTCTCTGACTTTTTAATAGCTTCTCTCAAACGTTTATTTTTAACATTATCAAATCTTGCTACTTCTTCTTCAGATGTTATTACATAATCTGCCCAAGGCTTCTCCATATGATCTGTTGGACTTACTGCAACAAACTTTTGTCCTTTCAACCAAGTGTACACCAATTCATCATAAGCATTATCTAAATCAAGAGTTAAACCATTTTTGTCAATCCTTGGATGAAAGTTCGCCCAAAATTTGCCATTATATTTGTTTAAATCCCCCTTTACTAAATTTAACTTATTTTCAAAATATACTTCTTGTTCTGGTGTTAATCCTGTAATATATTGTCGAGTATCGACATCTACAAAACAAGCTAAACCATGAAAAGCATTTGTTAACATTATTTTACCATCAGCTTCACTATGCAACCAGGCATGTTTTTTTGCTGGCTTAATTTTCACTAATCTCTCCTTCACTATTCCTTCTTCCATCTTCACTTTTAGTTTAATTATTAAGTATTATTATTTTTATCAATTAGAATGTTCTTGTTCCTGCATAAATTAATTCTGCACAAGATAATGGATTCTTCAACATCAAACCTTGAGTAGTATAGAAGTAAACTTCATAACCATCAACTGCTGATGCGCCCATTGAACTCATACTTGTATTTGGTCCAAACGGTGTAGTAGAACCTGGAACATACCACATAAGGTCTTTACGTCCTTTAGGATATACACGCTGAATATTAGCTTCACCATTAGTGGTACCAATGTTCATAATTGTATAACGGTAGTTTTCTGTCCATCCACCATCAGGATGTGGGAAACGGTTATCAATAGGATCATTATATGAAGGCATATTGGCAACAGTGATTTTAACACCTTGTGGTCCAACATAACTTCTGTATTGTCCTTGTAAACCTAAATTCTGTCCACTTCCAGATAAACGAGCAGGATCACCAAAAGGATATAAGAGACCAACTTTGTTCTCTAAAGCCTTATGGAATTGAATCATACCACGCTCACCAGTCAATAACACAAACTCACGCTGATCTTCAGGTAAAGTATTTACAGATATATTAGTAAGTACTTCTAACAAGTAATCAATAGAGAAAGTATTATAGTAGAACTTATAAGAGTTTGCAATTTGCTCACGCAGACCTGCACCTTGTTTAATAGGAAATCCATTAGAGCCTTTCATATTGAAAGTACCATTTGAATTTTTATTAAACTTAGAATAGATAAGGTTGTTAGCCTTCTCCATAGCCCACTGATAATTTGCTACTGCTTCGAGTTCTCTAATCCATAAGTTCTGTTTTGCGCCAGATTTAGGATCAGTAACAGTCATAATTAACTGTCTTTGTTGCATATTTCCTGGAACAACATACTTCTTACCCAAACTTGAGAAAATATTTCTCATTTTGAAAGGAGCAGAATGACTTACATCACCATACTCTTTATTTAAGGTAGTTGTAACAGATGACCACATTTTAGATACCTGTTTACCTGCTTGAAGCAAATAAGTTGGTATAAATAAAGTTGGGTCATTAGCTGGGTCGATCATTACTTCATATACCCAGTTCACACCGTCTGACCAAGGTTCAGACATAATCCGCACAGCAAATTCCCTATCGTCAAAGATAAGAACATCTGATTGTGTGAAGAATTTATCCTCAAGAGTTAAACGGAAGATAGAGTTACCAATACCAGGTCTTGTACTATCAGTAGAAGAATAGGTTATGATGTTAACTGCTTTTCTGTCGTCACCCTTGATGTACCATTCGTAATCGTCATCTGTTGGCATCTCTTTAGCTGGATATTTATTCAGCATAGCATCAAGACCCATCTCATTGTTTAAAGCAAAGAGGCGTGTCATGATATTGGAAGCCAATTGAGGATTAGTTTGGAAAATAGCTGAGAAATGATTCTCAGTTGTCAAGCCTGCCCATGAAGTTGTGTAACTTACTTGGAGAGGAGAAATTTGATTTCCTGCAATTGCCATTGTTTTTTAATTTAAATTTTTGTTGTTAATAAAGATTATCTAAATGCTCTTTCGATAGCTTTTAAATCAATCTTCTGATTAAATTTATTGTTTGTTTGTTTATCTATATTTTGTTTAAACTTCTGTGTAACTTCAGTTTTATTTTTTTTAACAACTTTATCAAGTTTACCATCCATCATTAATAGGAAATACGCTGTTTTTAATTCCCAATCTGGATCTGCTTGAGCTTTTCTATAAACTTCAGTAAGACCATCTTTACCAACTTCTGTAATTCCTTTGTAGAAAGCTTCCTTATCTTGCTTACTCATTGTAACCCCTGGTATAATTTCGTCTCTGCTGAAAATTTCACTTTTCAACTCTTTAACTTGTTGAGCCATCAGATCTCTTTGTTTTTGATCTTTTAACTCTTGTTGTCTTTCTATATCCTGAATACGCTTATCTTCGTATCTTTTAATAACCTTTACCGCAGATTTTGCTTCCTTATGTAAAAGATTATTATCCTTGTAATCTTCAATCTTCTCGTCAATTTCACTTTTGGTAAAATCTTCGTATTCTAATTTCTGTCTAACAAGTTTTTCCTGTAAATCATCATCATCTTCAATTTCTTCAGGTTTTAGATTATCTAATCTTACCTTTGTACTTTCTGATTTAATGAGTTCGTCTAAAGGAATTCCTTTTTGATATTTCTCAAAAAGAGGTTTCAGATCATCAGGCACAATCTGGTCAACCAATTCTGTTGCTCTTTTGTTAACGCTTTCTGAATACTTGTTGATTAAATAATCATCGGTATCTTCAAAATTGTCTTCATCATATTCAATCAATCCTGAATCATTCAACATTTGTGCGAACACTTTTATTGGACTTTCATCAGAATTTTCTGAATTATTTGAGTCTTCTGACGAGTCTTCATCAGAATCACTTTCTGTATTGTCTATCGGAGTTTCTTCATTCTCATCTTCAGATTCTTCATTACTATCTGCTGGTTTACCAGTTTGAGCTTTTATAAGTTCCTCTAAACTCTCTACTTCTTTTCCTTGAGTAAAATCCAACTCTTGTTGGTTCTCTAAATTTTCTTTTTCCTTCGCCATTTTTCTTACTTCACTTTAAAATTTATTATATTCCCTCTAAACATATAAACAAATAACTACCCTTGTTTTTGTGCACTTTTTGTCAATAATGTAAAATATTTTTTATTTTGTATAGCTATTTTATTTGCTCTTTGGTTTTGGTTTACTTCTTGCTATCGCTTTTTTAGCTGCAATTTCTTTTTCTTTTATCTGCATATCCATTCTCTTTAACTTCTCTTGATTAGCATTTTGAATCTTAATTTGCTCTAATTTTTTATCCTCTATAGCTTTCTGATTATTCATTTTCTCCCTTTCAAGTTTTGTCTTATCATTCATTTCTTTTTCTTTTAAAGACAATTCTTTATGTTTACTATAAACATCAGATGCATGTTTTCTTTCTTCAAGAGCCTGTGCAGCAACCTCCATTGCATCAGGAATACCATCAGCATCCATGTCTTGATTCTGAGCAAACCCTAATGCACCAATTTCAGCAACCTGTATCTTAGTAGCATTATTAGAATCTGCAATATATTGATCAAGTTGTAACTTATCTTGTTCCAACTGCATCTTACTTTGCTCAAGTTGCATCTTAAATTGTTCAACCTGCTGATCATGTTGTAACTGAGCTTGTTGTACTTGTTGTTGTTGCATCATCCGTTTTTCTTCAGATTCTTTAAGTTTAACTCTTAAATCTGCAATACTATCTGTACTCATTACATCCAAAACATCACTAAAAGATGCCTTATCATAACTTAAAGCTGTCATCATCAGATTTTCTAATGTATCCAAAGCTTTTAAGTCTCTTGCTGAATTAGTAATAAATATACCATAGTCAGCATTAGCAAATTCATTTCCATCAACAGTGAAGAATATTGTTTCTATATCATCACTGATATATTGAAACTTTTTACTACCACCTTCAAGTGAAGCTTTTGCAACTTCTATCAATTGTTCAAGAGCTCTAACTTTTGTCTGATTATGTATTTCAAACCATTTTTCAGTAATATGTGAAGATTGCGTTACAGATCTTTCTGTATTTCCAACAAGCTCATTTGTGCTTATTGCACCCATTCTTTGTCTTGTAATACCTGAAGTATCTTGTAACTTCTGCTCTATATACTGAAGTAATGCAATATGACTTTGGATACTGTTGCCAAGCTCCATATCAATGTTACCAGATTGTCCAGACATTTGTCCAGATAACATTCCTTTACTTATACCTTCTTTGCCTTGATTAAAGCTGTCTATAAATGCAAATTTCATTGCAGTAGCATAATACAACCACTTCTCAATCTCCCAACCGTCTGGTATCATTGCCATATCTATTTTAGCAATCTTACCATAATTGGCAGCAATAAGTAATTCTGTTCTATACCATATCTTCATGTACATATAAATCCATGGTTTAATTCTATCCATTAAACTCACAGATTGAGTATTTTGGCAATTATAAACAGTACCAACATATCCAGATTTACACGCAGATAGGTTATCCATACTTCTATACTGTTCAGGATTTGGTTTTATGTCAAAGTACATATCACCAACTTTCTTACCACTCCAATATTCATTTACCCAAAACCATTCTACAAACTCACCTTTTTCAGGAATATAGAATTCATCTACTGTATCTTCGCTTACTTCTCCAGTATTTGGATCTTGTGTAAATAATGTACCTATCTTCTTTTTAGACTTCCATGTACAATAGAAAAGTTTCATACCTTGCTTTTGCACACTATTATGCTCTAGTGAATATATACTATCAACATTTTCACCAGGTGGAACTAATGGAAATCCCATATTATATGATGTACTTATTGATTGTGTAGTACTCATATCTTCAAGTTTCTGCACCTGTGTATCAGTTAAGATATCATAGAATGTATCAAGAATTTCAGACAACGTCATATATCTTTCTTCAACAATGACATCAGCTTCATCTATAAAAGCAGAATCATTAGGTAATGAAAAATATGTAGTTAATGGATTACATCTGCGGAGTCTTGGCTCATTTGCAACCTTGGCAACATGGTATATTTCCTCACCAGCCACTAAAGCGTCCAACCATCCATCTTGAAATGTTTGTGTTGTTTTACCATACTTAGTATAATACTTAAGTAAATGATTAGCTAATCTCTCTCTTAAATCCTTGTATGTGTATTTGTTAAACTTTGATATTTTCTCCTCTATTAAAGAAGGGTCTTGTCCTTCAAGTATTGCTTTTGTGAATTCACTAAACATACCTAATATCTGACCTTTGATTTCTTCTTCTTTCTGAGATATAGCATCCTCGTTTACAACCTTTGCAATCGGTGTAAAGATTCTCTTTGTTTCCTCTCCAAAAAGTAAATTAAAAATAGGACTTATAATATCCATGAACTCCAGACTTGCTGGAAATTCAAAATCCTCACCTTCTACACAATAAGGATTTGTTACATAATTAAATTCTCTTTTGTCAAATTTACCATTAAGTAAATCATAATTTATCTGTTTATTCCTTGGCGTACTACGTCTTGGATAAAACTGTAAACTTCTTGATATAGAAGCATCTATACATTGTTCTTTCCATTCTTGGTCTTTTTCTTTCATTGACCTTTTCTGTGTAGGAAAGTTTGTTGGTTTTATACTAATGTCATTCATTATACTCTTTCAATCATTTGATTTATATTGCCCATTCTAATGATACCATTATTTCTTTTAGAAAATATTCTTTTACTAAAAAATGATTTATTTTTATTGGACAATTGTTGTTTTTCATAAGGATCATCCTTACTCTTTCTCATTTCATCTGCTTGTATTAATGTCATCATTAATCCCATACAGTTATGTGTTGCTATATTATTTGCTACATAGCTATGTTTGGTTTCAACTTCTAAATTATAAACTGGTCCGTTATATAAAACAGTTTCAATTTTTTTTATTGGAATCCACCACCCATCTTCTGTTTTTATGAAAAATTCTTTTTGCGGAATTTCTGCTACATTACTAAATTTTTTAGATAAATTTGCTATTTTATTTATTCCTTTTTTATCTTGAATATCAAGTCTCAATTGTTCTTTACAATGGTTCATTACTAAACCATTACAACCAATTTTATTAAATTTTTCTTTAACTATATTACAAGTACTCCAAATATCATTATCTAATAAAATTTGTCTAATTTGAGAAATTAATATTTGATAAACTCCTGAAACTTCTATTGTATCTCTTATAGAATTTCCAAGCTTTGTTTGTTTTTGACTGCCATCTGCTTCTAAAAATCCAACAACCAATGGTAGTAAATTATTACAAGCAAATAAAAGTTCGTTAATACTTTTTTCGCCTCCAGGTTTAATAGTTATATATTCCTTTAATAAAGAATTAAAATTTCTACTTGTACATGTTAAGTCGTATGCAAATTTATCTTTTATTTTTTCTATTTTTATTCCTTTTGTATTATAATGTTGGTCAAAAGATTCAAATGTTAATATTGCTTTTTTTACATTTTCTGCTAAATGTAACTGATCCCCTTGAAATGTAATTTTTAGTTTTCCTTGTTTATTAATATATCCATCTCCAAGATACCATCCTAAAACATATAATTGTTCAAATGTGAGAGTATGCGTGTCTAATTCTTTTCTTTTCGGTATTAATAAAAAATCTCTATCTTTAGATATATCTTTTGCACATTTCCATTCTTTATCTAAAAGAATTCTTCTTTGTTCTTTATATTTTCTTCTATTTGCTATTTTTTTATTTGAAGATATTAAATGAGGGTGCATTGGTGTAGTAACCAAAGGGAAAGGTTGCCCATGAGGAGTAATAGAAATAAGTTCTCCATTGTAATTATTTTTCATAACTTCCTCTATTATTTCATATGTTCCAGTATGAGTTAATACTAAAGAATTATATTTTTCAATATTTTCAATTTTCACATTTCCGTTAGATGTTGCAATATTTGTTCCTGGAATAAAACAGCGATCAAAATTGTCATTAGAATTATAATGTATTAACTCTTTAAGTAGTGCAGGACTTCTTAAAGAATATAAATTTGAGACACCTTCTTGATTATCATCATCTCTAAGCCAGTTATTTATTAAATCTATACCATGTGCTTTAACTGCACTTGTCATATGACATCCCTTCTTTCTCTTTACACTACTATCTTTTATAAGATTTGCAAGTATAGATGGTGGGTCTGCCAACAGGTATGTTTCATTTTTACTATCAAAATAACTCAATATGCCAGTTACCATATTTTCATAAAGTAAAATAGCATTATAGTATTTTATAAGCCGTCTTGTTTGCTCATAGAAATCATTTGTATTATTAGTTCTACCACAATATTCTGCAACAATCCTATTTGTAATAGTATTATATACATAAACAGCATTAACAGAATCAGATGTAGGAGCTTCTTCTAATGCTACAGGGTCAATTCCTGCAACATACATACCATATGGAATCTTTTCATCTTCTGTTGTATAAGGGTGTTCCCATATAGTAATAGTTCCTGTAATATCTTCATTCTTTTTTGGTGGAAAATTCCTTATTGGAATCTTACTGTCAAGTTTAAACTCTGGAAACCCTGCCTCATTGAGTACAAAATAACCATTAAACTCGGCATCAAAATATTTTTTATTAGTTTCTATTCTTGCAAGTAATGATGATAAATCTCTAACAGGAAACTTATTAACATTAACAGAAAGCATAGCTTCTGCACATGTAAAAGGATATTCTGTTACCCTTTTATCAACTGTTGTTGCATCATTTGATGTTCTCTTTATCTCATCTCTCTTACTTTGCTCATGTATTCTTGCATTTTCTACATCACTATTACCATTTGCATCGATAAAACCTTCTTTGTTAAGATAATCTGGCACAAATAATGATACAAAGGTGTTATCCTTACCTTCATCCCATATATTTTGTAAAGAAATCAAGTTATACGGTTCTGGATTATAGAACATATCCATAAAGTCTAAACCACCACTAACGTCACCACCTGTTCCAAAAGCAACCATAGTACCAGTTGTGTACTTTCCAGCTTCCAAACCAGGCATTGTAATTAACCACGTTGCTTTTAGTAAAGGATTACTACCAGCTTCCTCAAATAATATAAGGTTGGCACTCTTACCTCTTAAAGCATCTGGATTATCCCTGAGAGTTAATGCCTTAATCTGTGATAAATATCCTTTCTTAACCTCTTTACCGTCAGGAAGTGTTCTTTTATAAGAAGCTTCTACATGAAATCCGTCAAGAGTAAGCTTATTTACATAATCTCTGGTTCTTCCAAATCCTGTATATTCATTTATAAAGTTTAAATCCTGAGAAATCATGGAAATAATCACAGCATACAATTCTTTCTGATAAGCTGTAACATAAGTATTTGATTTCCGTATAAGACTATAATACTTTGTTGCAAGACTAGCATTCTTAAATGAGTATCCTCTACGTCTTGTCTTTAATATTGCAAGATGTTTACCACCAAGTCTATCTTTCTCCTTAATAGCAAAAGGAAGTTTTAGTTTATTATATGCTTCGTCACTTATGCCATTCTTTGCTATATCAAGAACATGATAGTAAATATAATCACCATCCCAAAAATCAGGAAAATCTTCAATTTTATTGCTTGTTTTACTTGAATCATTACCATCATGTTTATCCATCCTTGAAAAGTTTAGATAAAAATAATGATCTCCAGTAACTCTTATACCGTCAACAGTATATCCTTCAAGACATCTTCTTTCTTGTTCATCCCAGTACCTATTATACTCCAGTGTATCAACTGGAGCATTAGTATAATAACCATACTTCTTAAATATAGTTGCTGGCTCTATAAACGGGCGTATGTCTTTGAAATTAAATAGTTCCATCTTGTAACGGGTGAGAAGTATCGTTGTCTATTCTACGATAACCCTCATGCCACATAGTGTTAATTAGTGTAATTGATTTCTTAATTATTTCATCTTCATCAAGTGCTGGAAATAAACAATGTAATGCCTCATGCACAAGTATCTCTAAATGTTTCTTACCTTTTATTCTTGGATCTAATTCAATAGTATCATCTGCTTGACCCCAGGCTTTTTCTCTTCCAAGCTTGCGATAAACAACTTTGATTCTATTGACTTTTTTAGGCATTTATCTTAATCTTCTCTTGTTGATATATACTTATTAGCTCTTGTTTTTCCTTGCAAATGTTCTCTCTTTACACTCTCTTCAAGCATATCAAGATTCTGGTTTATCTTAGCCACATCTCCTAATGTCTTAGCTAAGTCTGTAACCTTGTGTACAAGTGTTCCTGCTTTTGTCTTCTCACTTAAATCAATAGTCTGAAGAAACTTAATCATCTCCTCACAACCTCTCTTTGATGCTCTAAGTAATCTCATACTTGGAGTATCCTGGAAATCTTTATAACGACTTATAGCTGCTCTAATTTCAGGACCTATTTCCATATCAGGAATGAAATCTTTCTTGCACATATCCTCTACAATGTCATCTGAATAAGACATATAAGCACTCTTAAAATCACAAAGAAAATAGATAAAGCTGAAGTATTTTTCAGCCTTATCTTTTCCATGAATTTTATAAATGTTTTTAAACTCTGGTATAAGTAGAGTTTCAGGTATTATCTTTATCTTACCATCTAATACTTCAAATAAATGAACCATTAATTATTATTTTTTTCTTCTAATGCTGCTGCTAAAAAGTCTATTTCATCAGTTTCGTCAGATATACCAATAATGGCATATTCATTAGTTCTATAATATTTCTTACCATTAATCTTATAACAGATTGGTGAAATTTGAGTTGGATCAACCAACACATAATCATCTACTGCAATACCTTTGCAATCATCTCCAATCATTGCAACCTTCATTTTAGGTGCTCTCTCATCTGTTCTCTCAATAAGCACAAGATCTGTTTTCTTATACTCAATAAGCTCCAACAACACATTTTTTCCTAGTAAATTCTTCATATTTTATCTTCTATATTTTTATAATAAGGTTTAATAAACCATTCATTAACATCTCTCACCACTGTATTATATTCACCCATAAACAAATATAAATCATATGTAATAACTCCTCTTTCAGTAAACTTGACTGCAACTACTTCTCCTGCAACCTCTAACCCTTCACCCAGATCAAACCTTATAAGATCACTTATCTGATAATCAGAAGGTAAACTAAATACTGATTTATCTTCACGACTTCCTAAATCCATATACTATTCTATCCTTTAATTTTAAAAACTTTGCTTCTTCAAAAGGCATATCTAATACCTTATATTTCTCATCACCATCAACAAGTACAATTGCACTCTTCTTCTTATCTATTAACCCAGTTGGTGTTATATGTTCTCTGACACTCTTAATATCATTTGTGTTTATAGTTTCCTTAACCTTCAAATTTCTCTTAAGAATCTTAGACACACCCTTAGCATTTGGTGGACCATAAATATCAGTTACTACCTTTATCTCTATTTCCATTACCATTTTCCAATTGGACATTTACTATTCTTACTAAAACTCTTAGCTCCTAAAACACAGCCACACTTCTTACAAGTACTTAATTTCTGTATCTCATTTGGTGTACTATTTTCAGGACACTTGATGCATATAGAAAGTCTGCGTTCAGCCTCATCTTCCATATCAGGATTGTTCAGCAGGTATCCCGTCCAACCCTCCACTATCTCTTTCAATTTTCCTAACATACCTTTTATAATCTTTCTTTACCTTATTAATTGCAAATATTCCTAACCCCGTCAACCTTAAATTCCTATGTTCCATCATAGCCACCTCTCTCAAAAACCTAAAAGCTGCATCTCCAGCCAACTTAACTCTCCTATCATCCATATGATTATTAAGAGCCACTCTATGTATTATCTTATTCCAACTAACCATTAAATATAACCTTTACATAATAACCCTTCTTCTTACTAGGAATTACATAATAAATAAAGTCAGTATTATCAACATTCATACTAACATAATTCTCAATATCCTGTAACACCTCTATCAAATCCTCAAGATTATCAATCTTCTTTATTACCACTTTTTTCTTTTCCATTTCCATATCCTTAACAATTAGACAGTTTTTCTCCCTTGGAAGCAACTATCTTTTAAAATCTTTGCCTCCTTAGTATCTAATTCAGAAATTTTCCCGTGTGCTGTCTTGCGCCCTCAAGAGTTTTTGCATTAATGATAGGAGCTTTTACCTGCTTTATTCCTACCCCACATGGTACTTTTTGTCTGAATCCTTTTTGAAACTATCGGGGGATCTCTCTGCTATGTTTCTCTATTATTTCAAGAGTGCGGATACAAGCCCAACTTCTGCCCCACTACTGCCACTTTAACTCAGTGTCCAAATTTGATCATGGGGGATACAGTGGTAAAACTGTGTCTCATTAATATAAACAAGTGAGAAGTCATTTTGTTACAATCTTAACCAGAAATAGTTTGTGTACTCGGATTCCACCTATTTTTAACTAATCCTTCTCTAATAGTATAAACAAGTATCTCCCCCTTTTGTTTCATTAAAAGTGCCATAAAGTGAAAATATTTTCTTTTTGGTATAGCTAAAAATTTTTTATTTTTTTTTTCAAATTTTAGAAAAAGTGTGGATGGGGAAAGCTGTTTCAGTTCAACCCCCCACTTATAACTTAGCGCCTAAGTGGGTGCCGTCATCTGATAGACAGATATCAGAACTCACAAAAACTTAAAAACTTACAAAATCATGTTAAAAATTGTAAAAATCACAGAAGGTACTACCAAAGACGGTAGTAACACCTACAAAAAGTGCGCATGCATTGAGCATCGCACAGACGGCATCTTAGGAAATGTAACTGATAAGGGCACAACTATCATGGTGTGGAAACACATCAACAAGGTAGAGAACCCACAGTATGATGCGGTTAAGGAAGGTGCAGTTGTTGACGCTGAAAAGGTCACAGTTGACTGTAATCCTTATCCTGTCGGTGACAGGAAGGTGTCGTCCTATTCAGGCGCAATGTTCCGTGGTGAGACAGCAGCACGCTTCATGACGCGTAACGGCTTCTTCATGGATACTAACGGTCAGTTTAGCCGCAAAGGTACGGTGTTAGCAGGTGCACAAGCAGCTACAGTTGCAGAAGGCACAGTTGCAGACCCTGTAGGCGCGTAAAACAACTCAATAAGTGTGGTGGTTGCAGGTGATAGCGCAATCACCCCACACTTGTTGTGTCAGTATCACGCTTTGACATTTTAAAAAAGAACAACAATATTATAGCTATTTATTAAAGAAGCAACAACACAATACTATATCACACCTAAAAAGGTGATGAACCTGTATATGCTCAGACCGTGCGAGTGGTATAATAAATTATACGATAAACACCAAGAGTGTACAGAGTAGAATAGAATACTAAAAACCGAAAAACAGTTGAACTGTTGATTAGGCTGATATGTTCTATGTGTTGTTATTTTTATTATTTATAGTTTAAAACACAAACACCATGCCACAAACATTAATCTTAAATCCAGAAGAACATTCCAAACTGGATTATTAACAAAATTGGAAAGATTTAGTATCCTATGAAGATTACTTATCAATTAAACAGCAACAAGCTGTATATGATAGTAATGCCAAAGGGTATGAAAGAGTAATCCGTTAATCTTTAACAATTTAAAACACACAAAGATGAAAATTATCATTTATATCCTATTGTATTTCTGCTTGACTATAGGATATTACTTATTATTAAGCACCGTTGGTATGCTGTTTGGCGCAACATACCATGAATGTTATTCATCAATTGATTGGTTTGTAATGTATTTACTTATAGTTCATTGGTGGTTGGTAATACTATCGCTACATGAATATTATGAAAGATATATTGCAGATATAGTTAACTAAATACTGCGCTAAACAACCAAAATCCTCACTTAAAAATACTCATATGTTCCGTGGAATATGGACTAAAATGAGTGGTGAGGATTTATTTAAAAAACTTAACTCTTTCCAAGATGTTGAGGACTAAAACTATATTACAATACGAAAGTTCAATAGTATGTAATATAACTGTAAAGTCAGGACAAGAATAACTTTAATTTATTATCTAGTTAGATACAACTGTTTTAACAGCTCTGTCATAAGTCTAATATTAAAGTTGTTCTATTGTGAACTTGGGACAGACCCAGATTCTGTTGAGTCTTGAGAGGCATACTCTTGACAATATAACTTCCTTATGCAAAGGCGTTAAGTTGTAGGTACATACGATACAGTAACCTTCACTATGCAATTTTTATTATGTCCTGAAATATGGCATCTCAAATTGTGGGCTTATGAGTGTAAGTAAACTAAAACCCTCTGATGATACTAAAGTATTACTTCTCAAGATTTGGTTTTCTAATAAATTCTTAGTATATTTGCAGTATGAAAACTGTAATTACAAAAGAAATATTAGAAAACCTGCTTGAGCAAGGTTTAAGTAGTAATCAAATTGGTAAACAATAAGGAAGCTGTTAAGGTAGTAAGAATGAAAGTACAATAGAAAACTCTTGTTGTACTATATCAAAGTTTTAGGTGTAAAACACAAACAATTAAATACACAATATCATGTACCATGCAATATGTATCGCAACAGGAGATACTATACACCCTGTTATAAAAGAAAAATTTCCATCAGCAGTAATATTGCCAGAAGATGGAACAAACTGCATTTTCGTTGATTCAGTAGATTTTAAGAAACATGAAACAATGACGGCAAAAATGGCACTTTTAATGAAACAAAAGGCTGCTATTGTTCATGCTATTGAGAAGCTACTACTGGAGCAATAAAAAAACAACCAAGTAAGGATGATTAGTGATGCACAGAAATGTCCGTAACTAACAGTTCCACAATCAACCATAAGTTGTACTACTTGGTTTTATTTTAACAACTTTAGAGTATAAATGTTCTTTGATTTAATTAAAAATAACCATGCAGGATAATACATAAACTGTATGTAGTTGATAATAAAAAATAAAACGAGACCTTGAGCAGTTGTATATAAATTGGGTGTATTCGAAAGAAGTCCATAGTAAAAATCTCTGCTCTTATCAATAAGGTTATCACAGTCCTTGAATTGTAAATAGATTGGGTCTGATTCATTATCATCCTTGTCTTAATTAACATGAAATGTGTATTTACAATTCTAAAATTCATATAGTAATATATGATGTGTTGTTCCCTTGAGAAAGGAATATCTTAAAGCATGTGTTGCAACCGTAATCAGACCAAATGAAAGTGAGAATCTGATATAAATGGGTAACATAGCCGAAGCTGTAGAAATACAGGTTACAGAGTGTGTAGGCAAGACTTTCACAACACAAATGAGTCTCAGCAAGTAGTTAAGTACACAGCTGGCACGGCACTAATGCTGGTAGAAACATTAGTATAAATGTGCATTGTACAGGTGATTAACTGCGTGACCCTACTCTTATCTCAGATCAGTGAACAGAACAGTGAGGCTGCTGTCACTTCCCAGATAATAAGACAAGAGGGTGCTAAATAAAATCACTTGCTTGAAGATAAACAATATAGTTAGTTTTACGAGTGATTACTAAATTCTGTATAGACTGTACTAGCAGTTGTGTTTATTGTAAAGGTACTATCAGTGTCATGGTATAAGCACTTATAAGCAGAATTTTATGGTCTGTAATAAGCATCAATGATATATAAAATATAGTATTCCACTAGATATGGACAAGTGATTTTTTATTAAACTTTAACATTAAAAACTAATAAAATGAAAAAGAAATGTCAAGTAGTTATGCTTCCTAATAAAAAAGCAACAAAACTAATGATATTATCAACTCTATCTACAGGATATGAGAGTATGGGATGGTTTGATACTTTAGTTTATAGCTCTAGTAAAAACACTTCAGCAAAGCATTATAGATACCAACATCTCTATATCACTTCAAATGAAGAAATAAAAGAAGGTGATTGGTATTGTAGTCCAAGTGGTATTATATCTCAACATAATGGTACAGAAGTATTACCTGATGGTTGGAATAAAGTAATTGCTACAACAGATAATTCTTTAAAAATAATTAATCATAATGATACTTGGGATGAATCAGATGATGAACAATTATCACCTGGTTTAATAATTAAATTAGATAAATCTAATCAAATTACTATTACTCGTGTAAAAGAAAGTTGGAGTAGAAATGAAGTAGAAAATTTATTAAGAAAAATCTATTTTGATGCAACTGGTAAGATGACAGGAATAGGATTTGTACCTAATTGGATTAAACAAAATCTTTAAAAATACTTAGTAAATAACAGTACCTAATGGTTTTAAAGAGGGAACTTATGTTGTTAATTTCTTATTCAAGGATAACAATTTAACATTGAACAGATGGGTTAAGATATTCTGTCCTATTAAGATTAGTAATTCTAGTCGGGATGAGTGAGCTATTCTTCCATCGTTAAATTGATTAACAAAGTTATTAAGGTTGAACACGCTGTTATTTACTATTTTTAAAAACATTAAACAAATGGAAAAACTTAAACAATTATACGAAGAATATAAATCTTCAGTAAACAGAAAGTTTTGGGATAAAACATCAAATACTTATCTTAGTTCAGGTTTTTCTGAATGGTTAGGGGATAAATATGATGATAATTTCACTATTCTTGCACAAGAATGTGGATTTCCTACTAATGCTGAATTAAGAAGAAAAATATTTAATCTTTCTTAAAAACATTAATCTACTTACTACTATCTTAGGATAGAGTTGTTGTATCAAATTATATATTAAGTGTTCACTCGTTTAGATTATATAATACCTTCGCAGACCCAACCTCAGGGCTTCAACAGGGATTAATCTGTTGATATAGAAATTGTTATCTTTGTACTTCAAAATCTGACAGCTGAGGTTACAACAACTGTAAGTAGATTATTTAAAACAAATAAAATGAATTACAAAACAATCAAAACTAAAGACGGTTGGATAACTGTTGATTTAGATGCTGAAATTAAAAATGGAGATTATGGTTATAATGAACATGACAAAAGAATTGATTTATGTTTAGAAAATAATAGAATTTCTATTCAAGAATGGTGGAATAAAATCATCATAGCATATCCATCACTTGAAGGAGTAAATGAATACTCTTGTTTACCACCAATAGAAGATGATGTTGAGAAATTAGTTAATGAGCATACTGACAATATTGCAAATTCTCAAATAGTTGGAATAACTAACAAAGAAAGAAATAAAGCAACTAATTGGATGATTCAAAATAGGATGTTAAATGCAGGAGTATTGGTATCTCAAGGTTCTCCTTATAGAAATGCTGAAAATATTTGGCTTGCAGGTTACAAAGCAGCTAAACAAGAAGGTTGTTTTACAGAGGAAGATATGATTAAATTTGCAAGCCATTCTAAACCATCAATATCTTATTCAGAGCAATTAGATAACTATAAGAAATCTCTAAAACAACCTGAATGGGAGTTTGAAGTGGAAGAAGAGTTTATAGGAGGCATGTCATTAGGAGATGGTAAAAGTTATTATACTACTAATAAACAACCTAAAATCATCAATAATAAAGTTCAAGGTAAGTGGATAAAAAAATAAAAAACTATTGAAAAGCTTTTCTATATCCAATAGAATTGCCTGTTTAATAATAATAAAGTAATGCTGTCTGGATAACAGATATACAATATTACAATTAAAATAGATAGTTTTAATTATTAAACCAAATGATCACAAATATATTTAGTATAACTTTAGACCAAACAGATAAAACCTGTATGAGTTTACATTATATAATGCATTATGTCTTGCAAACATAAAATCCTGGTGCAAATCCAAGGTGACCTATTTAGGTTGTAGCATAATAATATAATGATTGACACTCACAACTGCATAACAAATCTCAGCCCTGACCCATGCTATGCGCTGGCAGCCACATAACTATGAAGTCCTATTACCATATAAAGGATAGGCAATGATATATACTAACATACACTAGATTAATGCCCACTTATACACTATTACTATTTTGGATAGGTATTATGTAAGTATAAGAGCATGGGCATACAGCTGCAATAAAGACTTCTTATATCACTCCAAATGATATACTGAACCTACGCTGTTAGAGTCAGCAATATTATAGGGCATTGGAAGAGTGTCGAAGGACTAAAAAGCTCATAAAGATGTAATCGTAATACCAAATCCATGCGTATGTAGGCTGGAAGAAACGTAAGAATTTAAGTATTTTAACAGTTGTACTTGTGTTTTCTAAACTGTTACCTGTAATGCCAATATTTGATTAGTGAGAAATACTCCTTAGAGTAGATTATCAAAGGTTCATGTTACATAGGTTAAGTGTGATATACTCGCCAATCGGAAGGATAGTCTCCTTCCTTTTGGCTTTTTGATGAAATAATATAATCCTTGCATTACATATCCCGTAAGATGTGTTTCAACCCCGTAAGGTTGACAAGGATTTTTTTAAAATGCGGGATGTCTGAAGTTGGTTATCAGTGGAGTCTCATAATCTCCTGCCTTTGTGCCTCGTAGGTTCGAGTCCTACTCCCGCAACAATTATTATATTAAAATCGGTGCAATTGAATATCTTAGAGGTTAGCGAAGGCTGATAAATATCTCTTTGAAACTAAATTATTGCAGGTATTTGAGAGAGTAGAGTAACATCTATTCTCATCTCTACTCTCATCATTTACTTATAAAAAAGAAATCAATTAAACACTCATATATCATGAAAGAGAAAATTAAAAATTATTTACATGCGGTACAAATGAATGCTCCTTTGTTTACTCTTAGTGAACAGAAAGCATTCAGCAGAGCTATGTATTCAAGTACTAAAATACTTGAAGAGATAGACATGAGGTTATTTAAATTCTATTTAGTATATTAAACAATTTAGCCTAAAAATAATGTCAAAATTTATCACGTTAAAAGGAAGAACTGCTCTGGTAGAGTATGGGTTGTTCCCGATCTTAGTGTCGTCAGATCGTAAAGAAGACGGCATGCTGCTTGGCAACAAAGCAAAGTGTTTAAAACCACAATCATCAGAAAGATTTTATCTTCAACCAGGAGAAAAGAAAGTTCTGAAGAAAGTTGCAAAAGAAAGTAAGTTTAAAAAGATAACCATTGCAAGAGGAGATGCACAATCTTCATTCAAAATGCTTGCTGATGTGTTAGAAGCAAATGTCATTAAATAAAACGTGTTTAAATTGTTCAGGGAATGTTGTCATAGGCATTCCCTGCTTTTCTACACTATTAAATTAAATTAAAATGGAAAAACTATTAGAAATACTTGGAAAATTAACTATTATTATAGTAATAGCACCTATACTTGTTATTTATTCATTCTTATCTTGGGGATTTGTTGCAGAAAAAAGTTATAATTTATTAATATTTACACACTTTCCTAATCTGCCAATATTAACGTGGTATGATTTTGCTCTGATTATGTTATTTTTAAATATACTTTTACCAATTGAAAATATAAGTATAAAAAAAGAGTTTGAAGATGAATATTTATACTGGTTTAAAATACTTTTTAGACCATGGATAACTTTATTAATAACTTATATTTTTTATTGGTTTTTAAAACAATAATTAAATGGTAAACTTTAACAATTAAAACAACAATAAGATGTTCAACAGCAAACAAAAAAAACTATTTGAAAGTGGTTCAAAAAAACCAACATCTGGCAACAATGCATTCTTAAATGCGGCAAAAGAAACTACTGCAACAACATTATCAGGTAATGGAGCAGTAAAATATGCAGAAACTTCTGATGATTTCGTTAATCAATTTGCTGCAATAAGTGGATATAAACAACCACGCAGCTTTGAAGATATCAGCAGAGATATGGCAATTCTTTATGCCAAAAATCCATTATTATGTGTATGTTTTGTATTTTACATACGATTAATTACAAGAATTGTATCATTATTTGATGGTGCAAAAACAAATGTAGTGCAACGTGGTGCAGGATTAAAACATGAAGGTATCATGAGAATGATGTGGTTACACATCTATTATCCTGATGCTTTTTGGAAAAACATTAAGCTATTTATATCAATAGGTTCATGGAAAGATATCTTTACCATGTTGTCTTATGATTTACAGTATAATGGTTGGAAAGACAGAAAATTGAATTGGGAACTTTTTGGCAGGTTGTTATTGGTAGGATTAAACAGTGAAAAAACTGTTAATCTTGTTAAGAAATATATGCCACAAATTAAAGCTAACTCTAAATGTACAACATTAGAGTCTCAGGCTGATAATATTATTGCTAAATGGCTTTGTTCATTATTATGGGGTGAAAAAGATAGTTCATGGTCATATAAACAATACAGAAAGCAAAAATCTTCAGGTACAGCTCATACTTGGCAGCAATTAATAAGTCAAGGAAAGCATAAACTTATTGATTTTAATACTGTACACGGTAGAGCATTAAGTTTGCTTGTTACAAGTAAGTATTTGAAAAATCAAGGGCTTACAGAAGAATATGCTAAATGGATTGCTGCTAAACCTGTTGCGAAATTTACAGGATATGTTTATGAATTGGCGAAAAATATTACTTATGGTATGCAAAAGTATCAAAGTGATACTATCAATAAGCAATATGACATGTTACTTAAAACTTGTGGCGATTTAAAAAGCAATCTGATTGTTGTAAAAGATACAAGTGGAAGTATGGATTCTAAAGCACATGGTACCAATGTTTCAAGCTATACAATAGCTAAATCATTGAGTATTTTCTTAGGAAATGTGCTAAAAGGTCCATTTCATAATCATTACATTGACTTTTCAACCAGCAGTATTTTGAGAGAAATTAAAGGATCTAATTTTGTTGAACATTGGACAACAGAAAATAGAGTACAATCTGCAAATACTAATTTTATGACAGTAGCAACTTTATTTGCTTCATTGAAGTTTAAAAAGAACGTAAATGAAGAAGATTTTCCAAAAGGAATAGTGTGTATATCAGATGGTGAATTTGATAGCGCTAAACCTTTTAAAGATACAAATATTAATGCTTTCCGTCAAGTATTATTGCAAGCAGGTTTTTCACAAAATTATGTTAAAAACTTCACATTTGTATTTTGGGATATTCATAATGAATTTTACTCAAGGAGTAGAAAGGTAAAGTTTGAAACATATAATATGGAAGATGGAGTTTTCTATTTTTCAGGATTTGATCCAAGCGTAATGGCATTTTTAACGAATCAGACTTCATCAGATAAACCTGCACCTAAGAATGCCAGAGATTTATTTGATGCAGCCATGAATCAGGAAATCATGCAATTAATAGAATTATAAAATGACACGGGGAGGGAAGCAATCCTTAACCTGAATAGGTTAAATGCAGCAAATTAAAAAAATCATTAAATTAGCTACATTAAATTTAACTGTGCATGCTGAAAGCACACCTCCCCACCATTTTATATTAATAAGAATACATGCAGCAAACTAAAAAAATTCAAATTTTGGTTTTGAAAACAACTGTATTCTGATAAGATAAGCAACAGCAAAATATGTTATAAAATCAGTGGGTCGCTGGTTCGAATCCTGCTATCTTCGCGTAAGCTTAGATATAGCTCAGCTGGTAGAGCAATTGTCCAAAAACAATGCTTATCTGATAAGTTGTGTTACAGCAAATTAAAAATAACATCAAATTTGTAATCTGAAACGTTAAAAACACACAACTGATAAGATGACAAACAGCAAATTAAAATTTTCTGAGGTGAAAAACAGAGTCATCTGAAATTAATTAACAAAAATCATTATTAAAATGTTTAGATTCTATTCAAAAGCCGATGAAACCAAAAATAGGGTTTCAGTCGTTGGAGAATGTACAGACGGTACATTAAAAATTGCTGTATCAAGATGTAGCAGCAAAGACAATTTTGTTAGAAAAAAAGGTCGTGAATTAGCAGAAAACCGACTAAAAACTGGAAATGTATATTTTCAGGTACAAGCTAACACATGTGATGTAAGAGAATTTCTTTATTTAGCAAAATCTATTGCTAAAGAAGTGAGTGAAAGTGCAGAAACTTTAAAAAAATTTATTAAAAAATGAAATATGGGTTTTCTGGAAGATGATGAAAATGCAGGATTAAAAATAATAATAGCAATATGGATTATATGCTTTATATTATTAATTACAATTACTTATTTTATGTATAACTAAAAATAGTATTCTTAGCTCAAAATAACAGAGACTTGCACTTATGCAAGGGATGCAGAAAATGAATGAAAACTGCAGAATACTTTAATAAACAAAAAAAATGACAGCAATTTTAATAATATTTATTTTAACTATCATATCTTGGTATGATTGGTATAAGAACAATCATAAGCTTTACTGGTTTCCTTCATTGGCTACATATTTAGGATTAACAGTAGGAACAGCAATATCTGTAGCATTTGTACTTTATTTAATGTTTACATATTTACCTTAAAAACAAGGGCTTGACGGGTATCGCCTGTTACAAAATAGGCAAATAAATTCATGCAGTCTTTATGATACAAACAGACTTAAAAGAAGTATTAAAAACTTTAAATGGAGAAGAAATTTCTACTTTCAGCTTTGAAGATGCAATGTCATTTGTAGATGCTGACGCAGTTTTGGTTGAAGCGTAATATCAACTAACCTCTTGCTAAGGAGAATAATATTAGCTTAATGTTTTTCTTATTTTCGGTACAAAATAAGATGGTGGAGCCGTAACCTTTTGGTTATTCCTTAAGCATGTATAAAATTTATTGTTGAAATGTAGCAGTACGAGGGTTCGACTCCCTCCAAGTCCACTTATTATTTAATAATTTAAACCAAACATCACAATGAACAAGCGCAACAAAATTATGTTACTCCTAATAGTAGTATTAGGAAGTTTATTAGCACTATCAAGTTGTAAAGGATTAGAGCCTAAAACAGTTTATTACTATGAAAAGAAAGGTTTTAAAGTATATAAACCTGTTTCTCATAAGCAAGCAAAAAAGAAAATAACTTCTAAAAAACACACATGTCAATGGTAATATTATCTAATATTTTTATCAAAAAATGAAAAAACTACTATTTATCGCTTTATTCTGCTTTACTACTATAGTGCAAGCACAAGAAAAAAGAATTAATTACACATATAATATGTGTGATGTATATAATATAGACACAACGTCTAATACTGCGGAATATGCAAGAACAATTGATGTTGGAGGAAGTATTACTTTCTCTAACATTGATGATTATCCTATGATAATTGTAGATTATAAAGTCTATAATATTGTAGATGCTATCAGAATTAAAACAGGAATATTATTCAAAACTACCACATTAGATGATGATTATCCTATTATGATAGAATGTAATAATTATTCATTGAGAATAACTAAAGATAATACAATATTTGTGTATAAGCCACTAAAAAACAATAACTGAAATGAATAAATATAACGAAATTCATGAATGTCCTCAATGTGGTGGACATATAACAATTAAATCAAAGTGTCAATGTTAACACCTGTAATAGTAATATTGTTATTTTCTTTATTAGGAAATGCAATACAATTTGCAGCATATAGAGATAAATGTTGCAAAGTGAGAAAACTAGAAAGTCAATTTCTAGGAACTACACCTGAAATAAAACAAGAAAAACCAGAATATGAACCAAACAAACCTTTGTAACTGGAATGGCACTCCTATTGGAGATTTGCCAACAATTAAAATTAAAAACATCCTTCAGAACAACTTTTATTATGATGATAGTAAGAATTATGCTAAATTTAAGAATATTAGTCTTAATTTGCAGAAAAACTATTTTGGTTCTGAAGGATTTGAAATGAAAAAACAATTAGAACACGAATTGTTTAAGCGCAGACAAAATCACAATCTTAAAAAAAAGATTGCTTTTGTACAAAAAACTGAAAGAATTATAGATACTTTTATATCAAAAATTGTTTCAGCAACAGTATAAAATCAAAAATCTTTCTTAGTTTAAAGAATACAAGTTTTTAAATCCAGAGTACAGCATACTTGTATGTGAAGCTTGCTGGTCATGAAAAAGTATAAGAATGTTTGTAAAGTAGTAGATAATGAAATAATATTTTATTATAGGCTGTTGCGACTATGAAAAGCAAAAGGTTCTCTGTATAAGAAAGTTCATCCGTCTAACGACCATCTAACAAAGTACTATACAGAGAAGAAAGATTTTTTTATTATTTTGATATGATGATATTAAAAACAATAACAGAAATAGTTAGTATAATTTTAATAGGTAGTGTAATATTATGGTTTTTTCTTATGATTTATATTATGATACAAATCGGTAGAGAAGATTACAAAAATGATAATTGAAAAAAACATGACAAAATATAAACATAAAAAGACAGGTAAAATAGCAGCTCCATTTTCAGAAAGAACTTCTTATTATATAGAAGGTAGCAATCTATGTAATAGTTATCCTAATTGGATGATAGAAAATTCTAACGATTGGGAAGAAATAGTTGAAGAGCCTAAATTGGATTATGAAATATTAAGTTTTAAAAGAAATGAAAGTTCTAAAAAATATGCAGGTACAACATTTACTTTATCGTCTAATGGAACATATAATCCCAGTTTTAAAGAGTCTAACTTAACATTAGAACATTGTTTAAAAGGAGGATTTAATATTCATTCAGTTAAACGCCTATCAGATGGTGAAATATTTACTGTTGGTGACAAATGGCTTGAAAATTTTGATATGTTAGTTTACATTATTGAAAAAATACGTTTTGGTGTATGTAATAATGGTATATATTTTGATGGAAGCCATTCTTCTGAAATAAAAAAATCACAGTATCACGGAAAACCATTACTTGATGCTATGAAATATGTTGAAAAGAAACCATTATTCACAACTGAAGATGGTGTTGATATTTTTGAAGGTGAGCCTTACTATTTAGTATATATTCCTCAATGTAATTTAAATTCAGAAAATCCTTGTATATCTTTTAATAAACAATTTTTTGATAAAGATAAACATAAATTATTTTCAACTAAAGAAGAAGCTGAAGTATATATCATAATGAATAAACAATGTTTATCATTAAATGATATATTTTATATGTGGAAAGAAAAAGGTTGGTCAGGTAATGGAATATTTGCTTCTTATAGTCAATTTCATTTATTTGATCTTGTAAAACAAAAACTTAAAATAAAATGAAAAAGTTTACTAATAAAGACAAATCACGAATTGTAGCTTATTATTGGAAAAAAGTTGAGGAATATAAAGCATTATCTTATGAAGAACTTCAAGTTATTAACAAAGAAGGAAAACATAATAATAAAAAACTTTCATCAACTGAAGTACTTGCAGTAGAGTATGTACTATCTGATAAACGTAAGCAAGAATTAAGTAACACGGAGCATGCAACTACAGGTTATAGTGAAGTTGTATCAACTGTTGAAAATGAATCACAATAATGTGAAATTCACCCATAGCTTAACTGAATAGAGCAACAGCCTTCTAAGTTGTAGGTTACAGGTTTGAATCCTGTTGGGTGAACAAATAATTTAAAACAATTTAAAAATGAGACTAGTAAAAAAAGAAATTTGTAAAATATCAGAAGAATTATATGAACATAATAATAAAATGTATTATAGAAGCAAATATTCTTCAGGTGAAATAATTTGGGAAAGATTTCCTTTTGGATATGGAAAAATGTCTTCTAAAAAAGAGAAAGAGTTAGAAAAAGCATATCAAAAACTTTGTAAACTTTATAAAAAATTAATAAAAGGTGGATAAACATTTAAAAACAGCACAAGCAAGTATAATCACAATACTCATACTTATACTTTCATGTACTTTAATAATATATGATTTTGATACAGCTCCTTTAACAAGAGATTGGGCAGCACTTATAGTTGCTGAATTTTGTTTACAAATACTTTACACTAATTATAATAAAACATAACATGAAAAAGAAAATAATAGGAATACCTGGTTGGAAAATAGGTGAAAATTCATATGGTGTAACATCAACATATCTTGAATTTATGTCAAAAATTGGAGTTCCAAGAATAATTATGCCATGGGAAGATTTGGTAAAAGTTGATTTACTTATACTTCCAGGTGGTTTAGATATCAATCCTGCAAGTTATGGAGAACTTCCAGGCTTTACAACATCACACTCTGATGTATTTAAGCAATATTTTTATGACCAAAAGTTAAAAAATTATATAGGAAACATTCCAATTTTTGGAATATGCTTAGGATTTCAGCAACTTGCTGTATATTTTGGTTCAAAACTTACGCAAAATCTTAAATTTCATACACAATCTGATGATAGATGGAAAGCTGCTCATCCTGTCTATAATAACGCTAATAAGATTACAATGAAAATTAAAGAAGGAGAAGTTAATAGTCATCATCATCAAGGTGTTCTTGAAAGTCAACTATCTTTAGATTTAAAAGCTTTATTGTTTGCAGAAAATGAAGAAAATGTTATTGATCCAATTGTTGAAGCATTCTGTCATACAGAATTACCAATAGCTGCAGTACAATGGCATCCAGAGGAATTATATGACAATATTACTTTTGAATTAATAGATCATTTAATATGAGCACTGTAAGATTTATAGGATGTTTACATCTTGGTCATGAAACTGTAGCTAAATATAGAGGATTTCTTGATAGTTATAATCATGATGAATATCTTAGGCATAATTGGAATAAAACTGTTTCTAAAAGAGACTTAACCTTTATTCTTGGTGATATTACTATGGAAAATCATAAACATTATCATCAATTAGATGCTCTAAATGGAAGAAAGATAGTAGTTTTAGGAAATCATGACAGACATCAAGATGTAAAGCAATTATTACTTCATGTAGAATCAGTAGCTGGTGCAATAGATTATAAAGGGTTTTCTTTAACTCATATACCAATTCATCCAAATGAAATTGGAAGATATAGAGGAAATATTCATGCTCATATACATCATAATAGTTTAGAAGAACTTGTTGTAGCTAAAATTTACAAAGATTCTGATGAAAGAATTGAAACTAAAAAGAAATATTATCATGTAGATGCATTTTTAATAGACTTTAAACCAAAAACTATTGAAGAATTGTTAAATGAAAGAACTTAATAAAAATACTTGCCATGCCTGATATTACAATGTGTTCTGGACAAAATTGTCCATTAAAAGAAAGCTGTTATCGTTATAAAGCCAAACCTGATGAATTACGTCAATCATATTTTACAGAGCCTCCGTATGATACGGAATATTCTAAATGTGACATGTATTGGCAAACTAACGATAGCAAAGCAGCAGAAAATTTTTATAATAAATTAAATTATAAAGGAGATTAAAATGAAAAATAGAGAAAAAATAGAAGATATATTTGAAATTGGAGGTGAAGGATGAAAATATTAAACTTAGTATATCCTGAGAAATCAGATATAAAATATAAAATATCTAAATTTCCTGATGGTCAACAAAATATTGTTATTGAAGAAGTAAGTATACGAAAAGCAGCTGGTACATTACCTTGTAAATATGAATGTGACTGTATAAATCCTGCTAATTATCCTTATCAAATTAAATCTCGCTTAAACAACTGGTTGGATTTGGAGTTAATTACTTGTGCTGTAGCCAGTTTACGAGAACTTGGAGTTGAAGAAATTCATCTCTATGTTCCTTATATTATGGGTGCTCGTTCAGATCGTAAATTTGAAGAGGGTGGTAATAACTATCTTAAAGATGTTATATGTCCAGCTATTAATGCATTAGGTTGTAAAACAGTTACTTGTATTGACCCTCATAGTGATGTGCTAGAAGCTTGTATTAAAAACTTTAGAAAACAAAGTAATTTAGAATTAGTTAAATTTGCTACAAGAGAAATTTGTGGTGTTATAAGTGAAAAAGGTCCTAATTCTTCTTATCCTTTTGTATTAGTATCACCAGATGCAGGTGCAAGTAAGAAAATATACAAATTAGCTGAACAAATTGGCTATAAAGGAGATATTATTACTTGTAGTAAAGATAGAGATACTGAAGGTAAATTAACTAAGACTGAGATATCGCTAAATATTAATCACGATAGTAAAGATTTTATTATTATTGATGATATTTGTGATGGTGGGGCAACTTTTATTAATATTGCTAAGAAAATTAATGAATATTATGAATGGAATAGAAAAACTACTTGTAAAGGTAAAATTTATTTTATAGTAACTCACGGAATTTTTTCAAAAGGTTTTGATGAATTATCTCAATATTTTGATGGTATCTATTGTACTAATAGTTATAGAGATATTACTTTTCCACATTCAATGAAAGGTTATTTAAACAGAAACTCACAACAATTAAACGTATTTTAAAATATGGAATTTAAAAAATATAGAAGAATACAAATTGCTGAAATACATGAATATAATCCAGATGATATGTATCCAAAAGAAATTATAGATAGATTATCTATTTCTGCTTCAGATAAAGAAAATGGAAGCCCTAAAAAGGGAGATATGATTGCTCGTAATCCCAAAAACCATGAAGATATGTGGTTAGTAGCAAAACAATATTTTCAAGATAATTTTGAACCTTTAAATGATTAAATAAATCAGTATGCCTTGTAACTCAGATTATATGGAACCTACCCGACAAGAAAGTAATTCTTTAGAAGTAATAAATTTCTTAAAAGAAGTTGGAAAAAAAGTAGGTAAATACGATAAATATTATGGTAGAATTGAAACATTAAATGAAGATGTTTCAAAATTGTGTAATATTTGTCAAAAAATAGATGTTTCAAAATATTCTTTAGAACTCCAAATTTGGTGGAGAGACCACCAAAAAGCTGATAAAGAAAGAATAAAAAAGGAAATAAAAGAGCAAAAAGATAATAAAGCTAAAAAAATAGCATTATCAAAATTAAGTCTTTATGAACGTAAATTATTAGGATTATGAGTTTTAAAATAGAAAAATCACAAAAAGATTATGATAGAGTAAATATAATATTTGGTTTTGTAATTTTAATTTTAACAATATTATTATGAGTTTTAAAATAAACAGTCTATACCTTACTGATGGATACAAAGTAGGACACAAAGCAATGTTGGCACCAGGTACAACTAAATTATATGGTACATGGATACCCAGAAGTACTAAACATGCACCTAAAGGTATTACTAAAATAGTATCATTTGGTCAACAGTTAGTTTGGAGGTGGTTGCATGATGAATTTGAAGAGAATTTCTTTAAGAAGGATTCTATATCAGCCATGAAATTTGTAGATGATATGAAATTATACTTAGGTATGGATTATAACGGTTCACATTTTGCTGAGTTATGGGAATTAGGTTATTTACCTATTAAGGTAAAAGCATTACCAGAAGGTATTGAAACTAATCCTAATATTCCTCATATGACCTTTGTAAATACTGTTGATGGATTTGCATGGTTAACTCTTTATCTTGAAACAGTAATATCTTCATTAGCTTGGAAACCTTCTACAACAGCAACTATTGCTAAATTATATCGTAGACAAGCTGAAGAATGGGTTCAAAAAACTGATCCTGCTAACATGTGGTTAGTAGATTTCATGTGTCATGATTTCTCTGCTAGAGGATTAGATCCTATGAGTCAATACTTAATTGGATTAGGTCATGCTACATCATTTAAAGGTTCTGATACATTACCTGTTATTCCAGCATCAAGATACTTCTATGGAGTTAAAGAAGATGAAATGCCTATCTTTAGTGTTAATGCATCAGAACACTCTGTAAGCACTACTAAGATATTTACAGTAGGAGAACAACAAATGATTTCTGACTGGTTGAAGATATTTCCTAAAGGTATATTATCAATTGTTTCAGATACATTTGATTTATGGAAACTAATTACTGAATATTTACCAGCTAATAAAGAAGCTATTATGGCTCGTGATGGTAGATTAGTAATTAGACCTGATAGTGGTGATCCTGTAGATATTATTTGTGGTAGATATCAAAATAAAGCTGCTGAAAAGTTAGCAGGTATGGCTGATACTTCTACTTTTGAAAAATACCAAAGGGCTTATGATGGACAAGGAGAATTTAAAAATGAAGCAGAATTTAAAGGAGTAATTGAACTTCTTTGGGATATATTTGGTGGTACTGTAAATGAACAAGGTTACAAAGTATTAGACCCTCATATTGGGGCTATTTATGGTGATAGTATTACACCTGAACGTCAAGTTCAAATCTATGAAAGATTAGCAGCTAAAGGATTTGCAGTTACTAATATTGTATTAGGTGTAGGTAGTTTTACTTATCAATATAATACTAGAGATACTCTTGGTTGGGCAGCTAAAGGTGCTTGGTTTGAAGTGGAAGAAACTCAAATTTGGGGTATTGATGGGGTTGGTAAAATAAAAAGATCATACAACATTTACAAAGACCCTGTAACAGATGATGGTACTAAAAAGAGTTTAAAAGGATTGTTATGTGTATGGTATGATGAAAGAGATAACACTGTTAAAGTTCAAGAAGAATGTAATTCAAATGAAGAACAAGGTGGTTTGCTTCAAGTAATCTATGAAGATGGTAAATTTTATAATATTGTTAGTTTATCAGAAATTAGAGAAAGGTTATTAAAATGATTGAAAAATTAGCAAGTTTAGCTGCTGGATTAGCCGCAGGAAGTTATACAAATGATTTTGTATTAGAAGAATTAGGTGGTGATAAATCTCTATTTGATAGAGTTTTAGGAATGGCTGCTGGAACAGTTGTTGGAAGTGTTACAACAAATGTAGTAAACGAAATCATTGAATCTGATGATTTATTACAAGATTTTAGTGATTCAATAGAAGATTTTTTAGGATTTTAAACAAAACAACTAATGAACAAATATGAAAAAAGGTTATTTAATGAATGGTTAACACATGATAAAATAGTCATTGGCGTAGATTTTGACAGTACTATTAGTCATTGGCGTAGATTTTGACAGTACTATTAGTCATTGGCATACTATTGATAATCATAAAGATATTGAAAGATGTATTAGTGTACTTAAAAAAGCTCAAAAAACAGGTTGTTATATAACTATTCACACTGCTTTTGATAAATCCCGTTATCAGGATATATTAAATCATTGTGCATCTATTGGAATTGAAGTTAATAGTATCAATGAAAATCCAATTGAATTACCATATGGAAAAAATGGTAAGATATTTGCAAACATATTTTTAGATGATAGAGCAGGCTTAAATGAAGCTTTAGATACTTTAGAAACAGCTATGTATGCTTATATTGGAGAAATACAAAGTACAATAATAACAAACCCCAATAATCATGAATAATATCTATAGACAAACATTAAACTAAACAGTACAACATGAAACTTACAATAAAAAAAATATACACACATCCAGGTAATGATACTATAGATTTTACAACAGGCTTTTTAGAAGTTAGTTCGGTTTATGCTTTACCACATCCTACTGGAAATTGTCAACTTGGTTGTATTTCTAATTTTCAACAAATTATATCTTATTGTAATGGAGACATTGCAACAATCAAAAAAGTATTACCAAGTTTAAGAGAAGGTTTGCCAGGTAAAAACTTATGCTTATTTGATGTTAAAAAACAGTATGAAACAAAAATGAATGCCATTTTTGATAAAATAGACATTGTTATGAAAAGTGAATATAAAAGCACTAATGGCAGTGACATGATAATTTATATAATAAAAACAGCAAATTGGAATTTAAAAACATATATATGATATTAAAAGTTTATGATATAGAAACTTTATGTAACTGTTTTTTAATAGTCTTAAAAGACGTCAATACAGGAGAAGTAAAGAAATTCTTTATTCATGAGTCTTTAAACCAGTATGAAAACATAATCCATGAAATAAGACAAGCACAATTTAATAAAGAAACATGGATAGGTTTTAATAATGTTGCATTTGATGGACAAATAATAACTTTTATGTTTGAAAAGTATAATCTTTTAAAAGATTTAACTGCTAACGAGATAACAGATATTATTTACAAAAAGGTGCAAAAAATTATTAACATACCCGATGAAGATAGACATAAAATATTAAAACCAGAATGGGAGTTATGTGTTCCACAAATAGATCTTTATAAACAAAAGAACTATCATAACCGCAATAAAAGAACATCTTTAAAATGGTTGCAGTTTACTATGAGGAGGAGTAACATTGTTGAAATGCCTCTTCCTCATAACAAACCTGTTGAAAAACATCAACTGCAAGAAATATTAGATTACTGTATTAGTGATGTAGAAAGCACTTATGATTTTTATATACTTAATAAATATGAAACAGAACTTCGTGAAGTTTTATCCAAAGAATATAAGATAAATCTGATGAATTCTTCTGAACCCAATTTAGTTAAACGTATTTTTGGTAAATTATTATCTGAAGATATGGGTATTGAAATAACAAAACTTCGCCAAATGAGAACTTGGAGAAAAGCTTTTTACGGCAAAGATGTTATTTTTCCATATATAACTTTTGAAAAAAAGGAGTTGCAAGATATTTTTCAGCAATTTAAAGATGTTAAAATAAACCCTAATCAAACAAAAGACAGTTTTAAGCTATCTACAAAAGTGTTTGGTATAAGCACAGAAATGGGGCTTGGAGGGCTTCATGGATGTACTGATACAGGAATATATGTTTCAGATGATGAATATGACATTATAGACATTGATGGAACATCCTATTATCCAAATTTAGGTATTCAAAATGACTTAAAACCCCTACATCTTGGCGAATCTTTTACTAAAATATATAACAGTATTTTTGAAAAAAGAAAGGAAATTCCTAAAAAAGACCCAAGAAATTATGTTTTTAAGATTATTCTTAATAGTGCATATGGATTAAGTAATGAACCCAACAGTTTCTTACTTGATAGTCAATTTACAATGTCCATTACTTTAAACGGTGAATTACTTCTTATGATGTTATCCGAAATGTTGCTTAAAATACCCTTTTTAACACTTCTACAGCAAAATACTGACGGTATAACCTGTAGATACCTTAAAAAAGATAAAGAGCTTATATTTGAGATAATGCGTAAATGGACAGAATTGACTAAAATCAACCTTGAGTATGTATATTACAGTAAAATGATAATATATGATGTCAATAATTATTTTGCCGTAACAACTACAGGAAAAGTAAAGCGTAAAGGCTTGTTTTGTCAGAGTATGGATTTTAGAAATGACCAAGAGCTTGATTATCATAAAAATCCAAGTTTTCTAGTCATTCCTAAAGCATTGAATGAATACTTTTTAAATGGTACAGATTACAAAGAATATATAAAGAATCACAAAGATATTTATGATTTTTGTGGAGCAATTAAAGTAAAAAGAGATTTTGAGTTAAAATATTGTAAATTAGTAAATGGAGAATATTCTGAAGAAAATTGTCAAAGAGTTACAAGATATTTTATATCAAACGAACATGGAACTTTAGTAAAAAAATACACAGATGGTAGAAGAATTATGCCACATGCTCAAACAAATGTCAGCATTTGCAATAATATTAACAACAACTATAACATTACTGATTATAACATCAATTATAATTTCTATATACTTAAATGTAAAGAAATTATTGATGAAATTGAACAAAAAAATAAACAAATTTTATTATTTTAAATGAAATATTCACACAAAGAAAGAGAAAAGAAAATTCTTAATAGATATAAATATGATATATGTTTTGATGGAAAAGTAAATATTAAACTCCCTGAAGATATTTTATATTATCTTTTTGTTAATCGAAGACAAACTTATACAAAATATCCCAAACATTTAAAAATACAATGTCATAGTGGGGCAAACAGAACTATAAAAGACATTTTTAGATTATGTAAACATTATTTTCCAGAAATAACGTATGAACAAGTTGTTAATATGTTAAGATATTATATGGCAAAAAATCTTTTAAGCGGATACACTTGTTACACAATACACCATTTTGTTTTAAATTTGGGATATGCTCATGACGCTATAATGGTTGCAAATAATAGATATTCTATAACTATATTTAGAAAGTATTTTAAGTATGACACAAAATAAAACAAAATACACAACTCTTATAACCAAAAGTAATATTTTATTACAAAAAGGTTTAGAAACAAAGTATGGTGTTATAGAGTATATAACTTATGATGAAATAGAAGGATATACTTGTGTAATAAGAAATGGAGATATTTATACAATGATACCAACAAATAACATAGTAAAATCTGATATAAAGAAAATACAATCTATAGAAAAATATGGAGCAAAACCAGACTAAATTAAATAATGTAACTAAAATTGTATGTGCTATTATAGCTGGAGGACATTCTATTGAACCAGAAGATATAGTATCTGTTGCTATACATGTTTATGATAAGATAGAAAAAGATGTAAATAATATTATATCTCCAAAATTAACAATTGTGGACGATGATCCAGATTCAGTAGCATGAAAATTGTAATAGATACAGAAGAATTAAAAGAAAATAATTTAAGTGCAAATGAATATCTGTTATTGTATATTTATTTGAAAAACAACATCTTAAATACTACTAATGAAGAAGAAATAAACTCTTTGGAAAAAAAAGGATTTCTTAATGAAAAACTTTTTCCAACAAATTTAGCAAAACAGCTTTTCAGAAAACCTGATGACTTGTGGGAAGAAAAATTTATTGAATTTTGGAAATTGTATCCAGCACAAGCAGGATCAAGAATACTTAAGACAGTATCTTCATCAAGTCATCAGGCTGAGAATTGTAGAAAGAGATTCAGAAAAAGCTGTTATGATGATATAAGTAATGCTGACAAACTTATAGTCGGATTGAAGAAACAACTTGCCAAATTAAAAGGAACAAGAGATTTTGATTATTTTCAATTGGTAGAAACTTGGCTCAATCAGGGCACATGGGAAAAATACTTAAATATAGAAGTAAATGAAAACATAGAAAGAACAGAAAGTATTAATTAAAAAGAATGACTCTCAAAGAAAGAATTGATAGAGGGGCTGCAGGAGAGTATCAAGGATTAGACAACGGTTTCCATAACCTAAATAAGTATATATTTGGGATTCAGAAGAAATGTTACATGCTAATAGGTGGTGCAAGTGGTACATATAAAACTACTTTAACTGATTTTATGTTGTTTAATGCACTAAAAGATGCTGAAGAAAAAGGTATAAACCTTGAAGTATTTTATTACTCATTTGAGATAGATAGAATAGGAAAACAATGTAATTGGTTAAGTAATCACATATTTACTAAACATAACTATGTTATTGCACCAGAAAAGATTAAAGGTTTAGGTTCTAACCGCTTAACAGAAAAAGAACGAGAGCTTGTTTATTCAGAAATAGACTATGTAGAGAAACTTTTTGATAAAATAAAGTTTACTTTTATACCAGCACATCCAACTAAAATATTTGTTGAATTAAAGACATATGCCCTCGATAACGGTAAAATGGAGGGTGATATTTATGTTCCTAATGATGAGAAAACCATGAAACTGGCAATAATGGATCATATATATCTTCTTCATAAGGAACAAGGATTTGAAACAAAACAAGTATTAGATAAATGGAGTGAATATTGTGTATATCTACGAAATATTTATGGATATTCATTTATAAACCTTCAACAGTTTAACGATGGGTTAAGTGCTGTTGATAGACAAAAATTTAAAGGTGTTGATTTAAGCCCACAACAATCAGATTACAAAGACACAAGAAACACATATCAAGATGCTGATGTAGTATTAGGAACCATGAATCCATATAAATTAGATATGGATTCTTGCTTAGGGTATGATATCACAAGATTTAAAGATAGATTTCTTATGTTAAAGATTGTTAAAAACAGATTGAGCAGAGATAATATTGCTATTGCAACCTATGCAAATCCTCAATCGGGCACTTTTCAAGAATTACCACCCGCAAGAGAGTTCTTAAAGAACGAAGAATTATATAAAAATTATGTTTAAAGTGAGAGAAAGTAAAGAATGGAGTTGCCAAAAAGCATAATAAAAGCTGAGAGAAAAGACCCAGCAAGATTAATTATTTATTCTTCACCAAAAGTAGGTAAAACAACAAGTTTATCTCAATTAAAAGACTGTCTAATTATTGACCTTGAAAATGGTAGTAATTTTGTAGATGCGTTGAAGATTAAGGTAAGTTCGTTAAAAGAACTGTATGAAGTAGGTGAAGAAATAAAAAAACAAGGTAAGCCTTATAAATATGTTGCAATAGATACCGCAACCAAATTAGAAGAATGGTGTGAAGAAGATGCTAAAAGACTTTATTTAGAGACTCCTATGGGAGCAAATTTTAAAGGTCGTAGTGTCTTAATGTTACCAAATGGTGGTGGTTATTTATATTTAAGAAATAGCTTTACTAAATGGCTTAATTACTTATCTACATTATCAGATAGAGTAATATTTACAGCACATTTAAAAGAAAAGTTTATTGCAAATAAAAAAGGTGAAGAAGTATCCGCTAAAGATATAGACCTTACAGGAAAAATAAGAAACATTATATGTGCTGAAGCTGATGCTATCGGATACATGTATCGTGACAAAGAAAGCCATTTGAAGGTAAGTTTCGTATCTGATGATGAAGTTATGTGCGGAACTAGATGTGAGCATCTTAAAGGTGCTGATATTGAATTTAATTGGGATAAAATATTTATAGATTAATTATTAAAAGAGAAAGAGAAATGAATTTAGGTGAAATTAAAGAAGGACAATTGGAGAGTAAGTTTGTGAAACCAGGTATTAATGAGAATGTAATTTTTGTATCAGCAGAAGGATTTGATGCTCCTGAACAAGGGTATCCAAAAATTGTTATCCAACTTGCTAAAAGCAATGTGGATGATATTGATAGTATGAATACAAGATTTACGCTGTCCTTTAAAGATTGTGATATTAAAAACAATCAGTTGTCAAAAGTAGGTAATTATTCAATGACTAAAATAGTACATATGATTAATGCACAACATCCAAAAGCAGTAGTAGAAGATTTATCTTTTGAAACGCTTGAAGAATTGGGCAAAATCATGAATGGATTACTTAGAAAAAAAGAATATTCAGAA